TTGTCGCTGACGTTGTCCAGGCGGCCCGGCACTGGGCTGAGGAGGCCGACACGATGGCCACGCTGATGGGCTGGTCACCGCAGGAGTCCAGCGATCTCGGACTGGCCACCCTGCGCCTGCTCGATGCGGTGCGCACGTTACAGGAGCACGACGCCGGGCCGCCCGACTCGGCGGGTTGACTGCTATTCCTTGTCGGCGGTCCTGCGGGTGGTCGCCTTGCCGCCGCTCTTGGCCGGCGTCTCATTGGGCTCTTCGGCCTCGGTCGCCTCGACCTCGTAGCCGATGCGGTCGCCGGGCGGGACCGGCGCCGGCACGGCGGCGCCGGGATGCGCCGGCAGATCCTTGAATTCCAGGGGGGGCGGTGTCTGGTCAGCCATGGGCTAAGCGCATCACGCCGCCCCCCGGTCGGCAAGCCGACACGCGGTGCTCAGGCGGCCAGCGCCGGGGTGCCGCGGGGGACCGGCCGGCCGTTGACGTCCACCGGGGCCACCACCTGACTGCGCGCGACGAACGCCAGGATCGCGGTAACCAAGAACATGACGGCGGCCTGGGTCTCCGGCGAGAGGTTCAGTCCCAGGGCGATCACCAGCGCGATGAGTGCCTTGAACAGACCGGTGAAGATCGGCACCCACTCCTCGGCGCGGACGAAGCCGGCGGCGATGAGGTTGAGCACCAGCACCGCGATGGCGTTGAGCCAGCCCTGCACCTCGGTGGACAGACTGAAGAGCAGGCCGGCGCCGTAGATCAGCGCGGCGATCACGTTGAGGGTCAGTACCGGGTCGCGGCCGAACGGATTCTTCATGGGGTACTCCCCTGCGGTTTCGGAATGGTGGACAACATGGTGATCAGCTCGTCGATGAAGGCGCGAGCGTCCTCGTGACGGTCGGCTCCGAGCATCTCTTTGATCTGCTGAATGGCGGGCACCACGGTTTCCTGCACCGCTCGGTACGACCCGGCCTCGGATGCTTCGCGGGTGGCCGCCTCGAGCCGGGTGGTCAGCGCGTTGACGTCGAGATCGCCGTCGGACACCGCCGCGGCAATCGTCGCGACCTGGGCGGCAATGGCGTTCACGGTGGGGCCGATCGATTCCAGCTTGCCGTTGGCCGCGATCAGCCAGTTCTGCGCCGAGGTGGAATAGCCTGTCCAGCTAGCCAGCTCCATGGTCCATACATCTGTTGCGCTCACATCATCCTCCGAGCCGAGAACTCTGGCCATTACGTAGTCCCACGGAAACCCGGGACCGGGATCCCAATGTGTTCCGTCGTGGAATGCCTTCGTCCAGTCGTCGTGGGCGATGACACCCCACCCGCCGTGTTGCAGCTCCACAATGGTGAGCCGCTTGGCGTTCAATCCTCGAGCACGGATACGGCCGATCAGCCATCCCGCGAGTCGATCGAGCATGCCGCGCGGATTGGCGCAACCATCAACGGTTCCGGTCGATAGCCATTGGGCGCGGCTCCACCGAGCGAACGCGCACAGCTCCACATTGTCACTGATGGGGTTGCCGGACCGCAGTGTCCAGGCGGCTCGGTTGTAATCAACGATGCGCAGCGTTTCGCTGGCGTCGAGGCAGTCGTGCGCCGAGGCCTGGATATCCGGCTGAAAGAAGTAGCTGGCCAGATTGCGCGCGGTCCGGGCGCCCTCGGCGGTGTGCACGGCGGCCAGCGAGACCGCCCGGGATCCCCGAGGGCTTGACTTATACGCCATCGGATTCCCCCTGCTCGGTGAGCCACTGCTGACCCTCAGCGGTATGGAACCAGGGGTCGCGCAGATCGTTGTTCGAGTCGAGATCGACTCGGCCTTGCCGCATCACCGAAGTCAGCTCGGGGTCTTCGTCGTCGTTTCCCGGAATGTAGATGTCAGGTTCGGGATCAGGCATTGGGGTCCTCCGATTCTGGGTCGTGGGAATCGAGCGCCAAGCCGAGAGCCTGATAGTGCGGTCGCAGCCTGCTGTTCAGCGCAATGATGTCGGCGAGCACGGCATCGCGCTCCGCGTCCGACTGGATCTCCTCGAGTTGAAGGTGGGCGCGGAAAAGGTCGGCCTCGATCAACCGGGCCCGCTCACGGCGAATCCTGACCATGTCGTCGGGTGTGAGTAGTTGGAACTGGATACCGGGAATGGGGATCACGGACCCCTCCAGGTGGCGGTGAGCGAGGTGGATTCGCCCTCGAAGTTGACGTCGGAAGCCACACCCACCTCGTGGTAGGCCCAGGCGGCGACGCGCTGCCCAGCCGCGAACCGGCGGGTGGTGGACACATCCAGCGAGAGCGCGGCGGTGGTGCTGTATCCGCTGCTGCTCTTCCAGGTGGTGGTGTGCACGTCGTCAGACAGCGAGAATCCGCGGAAGGTGGTGCCGGCGCCGAATCCGAACAGCACCCCCGCGTCCAGTGTCCACAAGCCAGCTCGATTAAGGGTGAGGTAGCTACCGGTGAGCGTGGTTCCGGCGGTGAGGGTGACGTCGACGGTGGTGTCCACCGCGGTGGGCAGGTAAAGCTTGCGCGTGGTGTGGCTGGGAACGCTCTGGGTGGCGATGTTCTTGTATTTCGCGTGGCCTTCGGCGTTGAGGTGCAGTACCCCGATCCAGGTGGCGCCGGTGTAGCGGTAGAGCATGTTGTCGGTGGTGAGCACGGCGAGGTCACCGGCGACCGGGGTGATGATGTCGGCCAGGTCGTCGACGGAGACCGCGACTCGGCCACCGCCCCACGCGGTGATCAACTCGGCGGCGGCCAGCGTGGTGGGGTTCAGCGCGCCGGTGTGGGTGAACGTGCCGGCGCTGTTCAGCGTGGGTGCGACCAGCGAGATCTCGCCACCCACCCACGGCGTGCGACCGAGGGTGATGTGGTCGGGCAGCGCGGTGAGGATGGCGGCGGCGTCGGCGACGCTGCGGAACACCTCGAGCCCGGGGCTGACCGGCGCGCTGGTCGAGCCGTGCAGTCGGGCACCGGCGCCGGCCACACCGACGATCGCCGCCGAGGACACCGGGATCCCGGTGACCGGACTCGCCGCGCCGAACCCGTTGGCCAGCCGGGCCTGCATGCGCCCGGCGGCGTCCACTGTCCAGATCGCCTGCCCACCGGCATCCAGCGCGGTGTAGAGGTTGCCGGCGTTGCTGGCGTGCGCCGAGGCCACGGTGGCCCGCTCGCCGGTGGCCCGGGTGCGGGTGTAAAGCCGACCGGTGGTCAGCGGATCCAGCGAATCGGTGAGGTCGGCGCCGACGGCGCCTTGCAGGGTGCGCACCGCGCCGCTGGTGGCCAGCTCGCCGCCGGCCGTCATGGTGGCGCTGGCGGCGGCCGCGGCGATGTCGGTGCTCCACACCACATCCGCAGACAGGGCGCCACGGAAGTAGCGGCGTACCGGCATCACCGGGCCACCCACCCATTCCCAGGCGGCGGCACCGCGGCGCCAGAGCGCAAAGCCGCTGGTGACGTCCTGACGGGCGTAGCGGCCGGGCTTGAGGTGATCGACCGGCAGGACGGCGTTGCTAACTCCGTCGTCGTAGGCGATCCGCGACTCGGCGCTGGTGACCGCTTCCATCCAGTCGGTGCGCGAGAGCGCCCCGTCGGCGTCCGCACTGTAGGCCGGCCACTCGTAGAAGGCGCTGCGGGTTTCCGCCATTACAGTCCCGCCTCTCCCTGCTCGATCCAGGTGGCCGCGTTCCGGTCGGTCCAGAGTGGGAAGTCGGCCATCAGGTCAGTCCAGCTCGCCTCATAGGGGTAGGCCCACAGTGTCACCCCGGCCGGTTTGACGTCTTTGCGGATGACCGCGTTGAGTACCTCGTCGGGATCCGCGGTTTCACTGGGCCGGGTGATGATGGTGAGATCCCAGATGGTGCCGGGAACGATCACCCCGCCGCTGGGCATCTGGTGGAGCAGCAGCGCCACTCGCTGGGTGCCGGTCAGCGCCGACCTCGCCGCGTCGATGATCGACTGCCGGGTGCCGCTGCGATAGCCGGAGGTGGCGGAGTTGATCGCGTCGCGCCGTTCCTGCTCGCTGGCCGCCGGGCTGACTCGGGCGCCCACGAGCTGACTGAGCCACGGCAACCACGCCGCGTCGGCGGCGACCGGATCCCCCAACACCGAGGTGAGCTGCGTCCGGTTGGCCAGCCACACGGCCAGCTCGGCCGCCGAGAGGCCCCACGGCCGCGGGGCGGCCGGTCCGATCGCGTCGTTGCCGGCGATACCGTCGATCAGGTCGCCGATCTGACCGGCCAGGTCGAGCACGCCACCCAAATAACGCTTGAACACCCAGCACGAATCGGCGGCGTCCAGCACCCGGATGATCTCCGGGAACCGGTTGTAGAGCCGGTGCACCAGCGCCGTCATGTACGGCACCTGTCCGTCGCCGGGGAGTGGCTCGCTGGCCAGCGGGGTGGTCATCAGGGCCCCTGGGTGACGGTGACGACACCGGCGTCGGGCAGCGCGGCGATCCCCACGATGGCGTAGTCGGCACTGGAGGCGGCCACGGTCACGCTGACCACTCGGTCGACTCCGCTGACCTGGTCGATCAACGACACCATCTCGTTGTGGTAGATCGTGGCGCCGCCGTCGCGTTCGGCCCAGGCGATCGGATCCAGGTAGGCCTCGATGGCGGCGACGACCGAATCGTGCACCGTGGCCCACACCGTCCCGGCAGTCGGTACGACAGTGGTGGCCACCGCCACCACCACGATCACCGCGTCCATGACGTGCACGTCCAGGATGGCCAGCGCACTGGCTTCCATGCTCAGCTCGAGTGCCGCCTTGGCCGGCCCGGACAGCGCCGCGCCGGCCTCGTCGAGCACGGCAACCGTCATGTGTCCCGGGTCGTCGCCCGGCACCCCGGCGCCGCCCGGGTCGTAGCTGTCCAGCCCGATCGCGATGCCCACCAGCGGATCCTCCAGCGCGGCGGCGACGAAGTGTCGCGGCAGGACCAGGGTCTCGGAGAGTCGGGAGAGCCGACCGACGCCGCGGTCGCGCCATTCGCCGTCGGTCTCGGGGTTGCGCCCGTCGGCGACGTCGGTGGCCAGCACGATCGAGTCGATGAAGCTGACCCGGTCGGCCATCACCAGCGCGGTGCCGGCGGGGGTGCCGTTGGCGGCCGAGGTGAAGGTGTCGCCGATCAGGCTGACCACGCCATCGTCGCCACCGGGGGCGACCGTCAGCCCCGGCGGTTCCACCAGGAACGTCACGGCAGATCCGTCAGCGAGTGCCAGATGCGCGCGGGTGCCAGCCGGCACGGTGTGGCCGAGTAGGTCGCCGAAGGTGATGGTGGCGGTGGCGGCCGGGGGTGCGCCGAGGTCGCGGGTCACGCCGATCAGGCCGAGGATCGCCACGGCGACGGCGCCGGGGAGCCGGTTGACGGCGACGATGGCTTCGGCGATCTCCAACGCCAGGCCTTCGATCACGATGATCTCGGTGTTGGCCTCGTTGGGTACCCAGCCGGGCAGGTTCAACCTGGTGGCGGCGATCGCGGTGTCCACGATGGCCTGATCGGGCACGTCGAAGAGACGCAGGTCGATGTAGCCGGTCAGGTCGATGGGCGGGGTCACGCCGGGACTGCTCACGCGGACATCGCCGCCCGCCCGGCATCAGCGCGGCGCCAGGACACCGTGACCTGCTCGAGGCCGTCCTGGGCGGGCGCGACCTGCACTTCGGTGATGGTGATGGTGGGCCCGAAGTCGACCAGATGCCGCTGCAACGAGCCGACGGCGAAACCGGAGAAGGCCGGGTCGTTGACGCCGAAGGTGGGCACCTGGATGCGTTCACCGGGGCGGGTCAGCATCGCCATGGCGATGCATTCCTCGACCCAGGTGTCGGAGCCCTGCTCGACAGAGGCGACCGCGCCGGTGAGGTTGAGTCGGAACGGGAAACTCAACAGCCGCATGCCGCGCATCGTCTCACCGGTGAGTGATCAATCCTCGCAGCGGCGCGCGGGGCCGAGCCTATGAGTAACCCCGCTTGAAGTCGATCACCGACCACCTCGGCACGGTCGAGTTGTAGATCGCCGTCATGTAGTCGCGCCGCCCGGCCGTGGTGGAGAGCACCACGGCCGGGACATCGGTGCCCAGCCCGAAGGTGGACACCAGGGTGAGGGTGCGGCTACCGGTGGCGTCCTGGATGAACTCCCAGGTGATGCGCTGCCCGTTGTTCGGGTTGGTGGGCGAGCCGAGCGTCCGATTGCCGCCTAGGGTGACCCGGAAGTTGTTGCCCAGGGCCGCGTCGGTGGCGATCGTGGCGGCGTCGGTCAGCGCCGCCACCGGGTTGACGATGCGCGGCACCCGCAGCGTGCCGGTGAAGGTGGGGTCGGCCAGCGGAGCGAGCAGGGCGAGTGCGGCGGAGAGTCCCACCACGTCGGCGATCGCCACGGCCAGGCTGGTCTTCAACTGGGCCATCGTCCGGTTGGCCCAGGCCCCGGCGATGTATTGCAGCACGTCGTTGGCGGCGGGGCTGAGCCCGGCGATGGTGCTCAGGTCGGTATCCAGCGGCTGCGCGGCCAGCGCGATGAGGAGCTGGGCCATGGTCCGGTTGGTCCAGACTCCGCCGACGCGCTGGATCACGTCGTTGGCGGCCGGCGCCAGCGCGGCGATATCGGTGAGGTCGCCGTCGAGTGGCTGCTTGCCGGCGAGCGCGGTGACCAGCCCGGTCACATCGGCCAGGTCGATCGGAAGGATCGAGTCGAGCGGGATGGGCGGCAGCTTGCCGACGATGATCAGGTCGGACTGCGACGTCCCGACCTGGGTGAGCAGCACCCGGTCACCGGCCACCAGGCCCGGCACCGCGGCCTCATACGGTCCCATCGTCTGGCCCTCGGCGAGCGCGGCGACCTCGACCTCGTAGGTGTCCGGCAGTGGGCCGGCGCGCACCACACGACCGCGATGCGAGGGTCCATAGCTGGGCATGGTCATAGGTGGCGTTGCCTTCCTCTTAGGTGCCGATGAGGCGGAAACCACCCGCCGGACCGCCGAATGTGGGCGGGGCCACCCGGCGGCCCGACGGGAGATGATCAGTCCGGGGTGACCTCGGTGACCGCGCCCGGCACGATGTTGACCCGCTCTGCGAGGCCTTCGACCACGGTGAGCGCGAAGTCACCGCTGGCGTTGACGTCGCCGGTGACCTCGGCGTGCACCATCGCCGAGCCCAGCTCGCCAACGGCGGCGGCGACAGCGGTGCCATCACCGTTGTCGGTGAGATTGATCAGCGAGGCGTCATCCACGGTGTAGACGGTGGTGGCGTTCGCCGGGGCGGCGACCGGGTGACCCAGTTCGTCGGTGAAGCCGATCGAGAGCGCGACCTGCTTGTCCGCTTGAAGATCCATGATGATGTTCACTCTTCCTGATTGGGATGGAGGTCCGGCCGGGCCGGGGATTCGGTCGGCCGGGGTGGTGTTGCTGATCGCGCCGATGCGCCACACCACGTTGAGGTGACGGCCCTTGATCAGCCATCGGGTTTCTTTGATCTTGACCAGGTCGCCGTAGTCGGTGACCGTGACCTTTCCATGGGGACCGTTCACACCAAGGTCAGCCTCTCTCTCCTATCGGTACCCCTGTCGGTGTACGACATGCGACACCTGGGCCACCGGCACATGATGCGCCGCCGAGATCATCGACAACGTTTCGCCGCGCGTTCGCCGGGCTCGGATGTCGCTGACCGCGGCGGACGTCAGCACGACTGTGTTGACATCAGTCACCGCGCTCCGCGATACCCCCCGCGTAACCTTGCTGACCTGCGCTTTGCTGATGCCGTAGCGATCCGCCAATTCGGCGACAGGCAAACCGTGTTCATGGCGGTCGGCGCGCATTTGCGTTACCTGGGCGTCGGTAAGTTTTGATCGAGGGTGAACCTCGCCATTGCGTCGGCCGCCGCGTCGCCGTCCCCGAACAAGGCAGTCCTGCATATTGTCCATCGCGGTGCCCAGGAGCAAGCAGGTTAGAGGGTTGCAACATGGTGGGTTGTCGCAGCGGTGACGCACTTGCAGGTTGACTGGCGGAAGCCAGACACCATTGTGTTGAGCCCAGGCGTATCGATGAGCGAGTATCCGCTGATAGTGACCGTTAAGGGTTCGTCCCAGTCTGCCATAGTTAGTGGACTTTTCAACGTACCCAGTCCACGGCCAGCAGCCCCCAGGCCCAGCGCTGCTGTCTACTTTGCGCCAGAACAGGCAGTCAGACATCCACTCGTATTCCATGCCAGCATGGTACATGGTCGCGTCACCGATACCCTTGCGCTCCGGGGATTCTTCCGGCTGACGTCCAGCCCCTTCCGTTAGCGCTTCCCTTACGGACGCCCTGGCTTGGATTCATAGCCTCTATGGTAGATCCATTGCCTAGCGAGATCGCCACATGCCCAGGTTGAAATAGCAATGCCCCCTTGGTATTGACGCCAACCGACACGCTTACAACTGTCCCGTGGGAACGGCAGTGCGCTAATTGAGCGGCGCTTCCATCCGGAACTTTGGGGGTTATTCCAGCGCGCGAGGCAGCCCATTCTACGAGCTCGCTGCAATCGAAGCTCACCGGATTCGGATTACTCGGCGCGGCCTCGGCACCAAATACATAGCGTTTTCCAGCCTGCTGTAGAGCAATGGAAACAAACCGATCGATCTGGCCGTCGGCGCCGCTGGTGGTGCCGCTGGTAGCGGCACCGGCGGCGTTGGTGGCCGATGGCGGCTGCGGTGCCGGGTCGACCGGCTCGACCAGCGTGATGTCGGCACCGTCGATGTCGGTGCCGACGGCGTAGGCGACGTGCGAGCAGATGAACTCGCGCCAGTCGCCCCCGGCGATGCTCGGGGTATTGCGCACCAGCACCGACACGCCGGGGCGGAAGAACTTCGCCCGGTTGAGCGGCACCCGGCCGGTGACCTCGGTGAGGTTGGCGCGGTCACCGGAACTGGTGGCCCGGCTGGATGGCATGGTCAGCCACTGCTCACCGGGGGTGGGCGGGTTGTGCCAGGACAGGCGCAGCGAGCCGTAGGCGGTCCAGCGCATGGCGAACGCGCTGGATCCGAAGACCACCTTGGTGCCGGAGAGGAAGAATCGCTTGCCCAGCTCGCGGCCGAGTCGGGTCATGGTGGTCCAGGCGCTGGCCGCCTGCCCGCTGGCGGCGCTGCCCTGCTGGTCGGCCACGTCGCGGGAGATCTGGGCCTGACTGGTCAGCGCCTCGCCGAGCATGTAGACGGCCGGGTCGTAGCCCAATGTGGACAGTTCCCGGGCCAGCCACTGGGTGGCGGAGAGGTCGCTGGCGCTGGCCGCGCCGGTGAGGTTCATCAGCCGGTAGGCGATGTCGTGGATGGCGGTGATGGTGAGCTGCCCGGTGCTGTGCCCGCCAGGCTCGAAGGCGACCTGATCGATGCGCAGGTCCATGCCGAGGTATTCCACCCGGGCGCCGCGCACCAACACGTTGCTGTGCCGAAACAGTAGCTCGCCCTCGGGGTCGATCACGGTGAATTTCAGGTTGGGCACGGTCTCCAGGCCGGCCTCGAACTGAGGTGCCCCGATGATCACGGTGGCGTAGTCGGCCCACATCTCCGAGCCGATAACCCGGATCGGATCGAAGATGTCACCGGCGTTGGCCGCCGGCACCGACCCGACGGGCGCGGTCTGGGTGAGCGGGGTGCCGAACCCGACGCCGGTGACGCCGGTGAGGACACCCGCGGGTAACTCGGGGGCGCCGATCACGGTGGCGGCCTGAGCCATGGCCAGCCGGGCCTCACCGAGGTAGAGCAGGTAGCCACCGGTGGTGTAGGAGGTCCAGGCTTGCAGGCCGCGTTGCTGGTAGATCTCGTGGGCGGCGGCGACGTTGTACTCGGCGTCGGCGAGTAGCCGGCGCTGGTCGTAACCCTGGTAGATGTTCCAGCGGATCTTGAACAGGCCGCTGGCGCTGTCCGGATCTACCGCGTCCACCTGGTAGCCGGATTCGCGCCGGCAGATGGCCACCATGATGGCCCTGGTGGACACATCGCCCACCAGGGTGTCGGGGAAGCCGACCCGTATCACCAGCGCGGCGACCTGGGCGGCCGACAGGACGATCATTCGACGTGCTCAGGCCAGTGCCAGGTGCCGCCAGCCTTGGTCTCCTCGTCGTGCTTGCAGGGAACGGCGGCCGCGCCGTTGAAGAACAATCCGGTCGGATTGAGCACGGTCAGCGCGCACGCGTCGGCATACCACCACTGTTCGACGACCCGGATAGGCCGGCCCTCGCTTCGGTCGAAAGAGGGCGGCGCGGTGGTTTCCACGGTGACCCACTGGCCGACCTCAACGATCACGGCGGCCCGGCACTGCGAGCGGTACTCTCCGCCGGGAGTGCCGTAGGAGACGTAGTGCACCATCCGGCACACGCTGGGCGGCCGGCTCGCGGTCCTGTTACCCACGGGTGGCTCCGGTCTCTTTGGGCTTATCCGGAGCGAAATCTTGGCTTAGTGGAGCCATGCTGTCTGCCCTTTGTGGATCAGTGCGGGGCGACTCGTCGTGGTAGACCACTTGCCAGTCGGCCACATCATCGTCGGTGAGCAGCTCCGCATGAAGGGTGCCGTTCGGCCAGGACATGCACAGCCATCGGCGCCCCTCGGCCTGGCTCGCGGGGGAGATCGTTTCGACGGGCATGAGCTGAGCGATCCAACCGTCCAGCCCCAATCTGACCTCGATCATGAATCTCCTTCACGGGATGACGAACACCTGGCCCGGGTAGATCAAGTTGGGGTTCTTGATCTGCCCGCGGTTGGCGTCGTAGATGCGTGGCCACAGCGCGCCGTTACCGTAGTAGCGCAGGGCGATCTTCCACAGGCAGTCGGTGCGCACCACGGTATGCGTGCGCGGCGGCGCCGACGTCGGCGGTGGGGGCGGCGGCGGTGGCGGTGGCGGGGCGACCGGACCGACGGCCGGCGCGGCGTCGCTGGCCTCAGTGAAGGTCATGTTGAGGATCGCCCGGGTGATCTCGTTGGTGTCCGGGTGACGCTCCTCAGAGGACAGGCTTGCCTCGGTGATGCGCCACAGGCCGGCCTCGTTGGGCCCGTAACGCAGCAGCACCCGCTCGCGGGTCTGACACAGCAGCATGATCGCGGCGATGTTGGCGGTCTGCACGGCGAACGGGTCGGGGTGGGCCAGCATCAGGGTGAACTTCTCGGTGCGCAGCGGCCTGCCCTTGCGCAGCAGCAGCGGCGCGTTGCCGGAACGGTCGGCGGTCACCCACTCCTGGGCCAGCCCGTCGTAGTCGATCTGGCGCGGCGCGTAGGCCGCGGAGAAGGTCAACGTCCCGGTGGACTCGGCGTGGATCTGCATGCGGTCGTGGTCGGTGGTGGTGGCCGTGTCGGTCCGGCCACGGATGATGGTGACGGCCACGGCCTACCCCCCGCCCGCGCGGTAGTCGTAGTCGTCGCGGGCCTTTTGCTCGCGGTCGTGGTCGCGCAGCGCGGTCAGCACGGCCTTGCGGGTGTCCTCGCCGCCGTGCACCACCATCGGTCGATCCGAGCGCACCGCGCCGGCCAGCTCGCGCATCGCCGCGGCCAGCGCGGCGTCGCGGCCGGCGCCGGCCGTGGCGTAGTCCGGGCTGGCCTTGGCCATCGCGGTGGCCACCGGGTAGGGCAGCGGCTTGGCCGCGCCGGCCAGCATCGTGTTCAGGTTCGGTACCACGTAGCTGCCCCGCGGCAGGTTGACGACCTGCGGGCCGCCGAGGCCGACCATGCCGACCATCCGCCCGTCGCGCACTACCGGCTCGGGTCCGCGCTCGCCGACCAGCGCCGGCCCGCGCGGCGCCGGCCCGCCCGCGTACAACTCCGGCATCTTCGGCAGCGAGAAAGTTTTGCCACCGACCAGCGGCACCCAGTCCGGCACCTGTACCGACGGAATCCCGTTCCAGACCTTGGCGATCAGGTTCCACACGCCCTTGAGAACGTCGACAACGGTGTTCCAGGCCCCCTTGACCAACTCGGCGGCGACGCCGGCCGCATCGGAGATGCCCGACCAGATCGAGCTGATGACCGAGCCGACGGCGGCGAACTTCTCGGAGAACCAGCCGGTGATGGCCCCCCACACCAGCTTGATCACCTCCCAGGCCTCGGAAGCCTTGAGGGAGATGCCGGCCCAGAGGGTCGAGCCGACCCAGCCGATGAAGCCGAAGATCGGTTGCAGGATTGTGGTCCACAGCCAGTTGATCCCGGTCATGATCAAGTTAAAGGCGAACTGGGCCGCCGTGGAGATCCCGGTCCAGGTCGCGGCGCCGATCATGGCGAGGAATCCGAAGATCGACTGGATGATGCCCCAGGCCCAGGTCACGATGCCGACGATGAGGTTCCAGGCCCACTTGGCGATGCCGGACACGATGCCCCAGGCCCAGGTGGCGATGGCGGCCACCAGCTCGAAGACCGGCCGAATGCCGGTCTGCCAGGCCCAGATGGCGATGGCCACGATGCGCTTGAAGATGATCTCTGCGATCCAGGCGATCAGCGCGATCAGCGCCATGATCACGAACACGTGGATTTGGATGATCACCCGGATGATGTTGAAGATCACCCGCACGATCGGCTCGAGCGCGCTCCAGACCGCCTGCCAGGCCACCACCAGCGCGTGCCAGATCGCCGAGACCACCGCGACCCCGCCGCGCCACAGCCCGACGAAGAACCCTACGAAAGCGTCGATGGCGACCTGGAGGGCCTGCACGGTCGCGTTCCAGGCCACCACCAGCGCATCCACCACCGCATGGAAGGCGGCCAGGATGGCCCGCCAGATCGCCCGCACCATGTCGCGGAACCAGGCGCACTTGGTCCACAGCAGGATGATCGCGATGATGATCGCCGCGATGCCCAGGATGATCCAGCCGATCGGCGTGGTGAACAGCGCTACCGACAGCGTGATCAAGGCGCGCACCCCGGCCATGGCGAGCTGACCGAAACCGCGGGCCGCCATCCGCAGCGTCGGCAGCAGCACCCCGCCCATCATCTTCTGCATGAAGCTCAGTTCGCCGGTCATCTTGCTGGCCGTGCTGATCCAGGAGAACGCCTTGGCGCCACCGGCGACCATGGAGAACACCGGACCCAGCAACTTGAACGACAACCAGGTGGTGAGCAGTGTGCTCATCACCGCGCTGGCGCCGGGAACGTTCTGCTGCACCCAGATCAGTCCGCGTGCGATGGCCGCGATCGCCTCGGCGAACACGATCAGCGGCGAGGCGGACGCGGTGGACAGGAAGTCGGCCAGCGCTGTGGCGGCATGGATGATCGCCGGGCCCAGACCGTCGGCACCGGCCCAGGAGGAGACCAGCCGGCCGAGTGCCGGCAGCAGCTCGTTGTTGATCTGGGCCAGCAGTGGCGCGATGTTCTGGTTGGAGCCGACCCGGGCGAACGCAGAGAGCACGATGCCGATCAGATGGCCCATCTCGTGCAGTGCTGGCAGCGAGTCCTGGAAATAGCGGTTGATCCGGGTCTGGCCCTCGGCGCTGGCGGTCCAGAGCCGGAACTTGTAGGCCAGCGCCTCGATCGACAGGCCCATGTCGCTGGCGTAGCCGGCGCCGATCCGGAAGACGTTGAACAGTCCGATCAGCACGTCGACGATCACCCCGACGACCCGACGCAGCGTGTCCCACGCTGTGGTGAACCACGCCGCCATCCGACCGTTGGCCAGCGTCTGGGCCGTCCAGCTCTGCAATCCGTCGGCGGCGTCGCGGAACAGGGTGGCCATCGACAGCACCATGGGCAGCGAGCCCTGGATCACGTTGATCAGCACCCGGCCGAGGGAGAGCAGTCCGGCCAGGATCAGCGCCAGGATCGGGCGCAGCCCGGCGAAGATCGCCCGCACCCGGTCGAGGAACGGGGCGGATGCGGCGAGTTGGCCGGCGTTGCGCGCGGCCAGTCCGATCTCCCCGCCGAGTCCGGCCAGGCCGGTGCCGGTCGCCTTGGCCAGGCCGCCGATGGAGTTGGCGAAAGCATTCATTCCGCTGCGCAGGCCACCGGCCGCGATCACCGGACCCAGCTCGGTGAATTGGTTTTTGATCCGGGTGAGCGGTTGCTCGAGCTGGGCGGCGGCCAGTTTCACCGCCAGCAGGGATAGCTTCATCAGCACCAGCAAGGTGGGCAGCGCGGCCAGCGTGCCCACCATCGGAGCGAGTCCACCCAGGGCGATCGCCGCACCCGCGCCCAGTGCGGAGATGCCGCCGGCCAGCGCGTAGAGGCCGGTGGCGATCGCCGTCCACTTGTAGATCGACAGGATGCCACCGAGACCACCGGCGGCTCGGTGGGCCTTCTGCATCTTGTTGGCGAACCGGTCGACTCCGACCGAGGCGGCCGCACCCCGGGCGCCGGCCTTGCCCATCTCCTGCCCGGCCTCGCGAATCGGTGGCGCCGCGCGCCGGGCCGCACCGCCGGCCCGGTCGGTGGCCCGGGTCGCCTTGCCCATGCCGGCGTCGATGCCCTCACCGGCTCGCCGGCCGGCTCGGCCGGCCGCCTCCAGGTCGCCTTCGACGTCGTCCAGGCGGGCGCTGAGCCGAGCGAGGGCGGCCTCGAGATCGCCGTCCATCGACGAATCGAGACGCACTTCTTCCTCGGCCACGGTCACCTCCCGGCAGGCTCAGCCGTGATCGTCGCAGCCGGGCCCGGGCGGGCGGGGAAGGCGCGCGGACGGGGCCGGGGAATGCCGCGACCCCCGGGGAGATGAGTCTCCCGCGGGGGTCGCGGCGCGCCCGTGCATTGAAATTGACCGTCGACGCGGATCTTAGCCGATCACCTCTGACCGGCCTTGCGGGTTTGGGCCTGCTCGTCGCGGTTCACCACGGCCAGCGCCGCCAACCGGATCTCGGTGAGCAGCAGGTCGCCCTCGTCGCGAAGCAGCGCGACCGGATCCTGACCGAAGACCGACCCGACCCGCGCGACATTGATCACCATCGGATGCCGCGACAGCCACTCAACGCGCTCCCGCGATCGGGCGACCCGAGGGTGATCCGGACTCAGACCGTAGGGTCCTCGTCATCATCCTCGCCGTCCTCCAGCCAACCGGCCTTGGCCGCGACCCGCTGGGATGCCTCGACCAGTCGGGCCTCGCGGCCGAAGAGGCTGCGCAGAAACGATCGCGGATCCACCACGTTGAACCTGCGCAGCAGCGCATCGCTGGCGGGAGTCATCGACGCGCCGTCGGGCCCGGTCAACGTCTCCCAGTCACCGGATTCGGCAACGCGCTCGTACTGCAACTCAACGCAGGTGCCCAGCAGCACGTTGAACGCCAGTTCGGTCTGGTCCATCTTCAACGGGTTGACCCGGCGACCGTTGCGCTGGTTTTTCGGCAGCGCCGCGGTCTGCCACGCGGCGTACTTCGAGTACGGAAAGGTGATGTCGCACATCAGCCGCCAGCCGAGGCCGGGCACCTCGATCGGGCAGAGATCATCCTCGCCGTCGTCGCGCTCGGCGACCTGTTCACGCAGCATCGACAGCGCGTCGAAGGTCTCGGCGGGGGCGCCGTTGGCGACGGCGGACGGCGCCGCGACCTCGCCGGGGGCGACCATCGCCGAGGCGTCAAAGGTGGTCATCGTGTGGGCCCTCCCAGGGTTGGGTTTATCGATCCTCCGACACCGATGCACCCCGGGCCGGACACGGAAACACCCACGGATTCGCCCCTGGGAGGGACTTCTCGGCGCTGAGCGTGCAAAGTGGCGACCTTGCCCCGTGTCCGGCCCGGGGTGCACCGGCGGGAAGTACTAGCCAACGGCGCTGACCGCGAAGGTCAACGCCAACTCGGCCGGGTCGCTGGAGCTGGCGTCCACCTCCGGCATGCTGAGCTTGATCAACAGCGCCTCCGAGTAGACGTCGCCAGGGGTCGGCACGGCGGTCATGTCCGCATAGATCGGCTGCGTTGACAACGTGGTGCGCCACTCGCCCACCCGCGACTTCAGCGAGTTGAGCAGCGGCTGGTCGCGGATCGGGTCGAAGGGTCGGGTCAGCTCCACATCCTCGGTGTTGGGCCGGCCGCCCAGCACGTCGGGGCGCCGGGCACCACCATCCCAGGCCTTGTTGGTGTCGGCGCTGATACTGCCGCCCGTCTTGGCGGCCCAGTAACCATCGATGCCGTCCACCTTGACCAGAAATTGCCACTTTGCCGATTTCATGGCGCTCCCCTCCCTCCTACAACGAAGCCGTCACGGCGGCCTTGGTCACCGTGATCCGCACCAGGGCGGCTGTGGGCACCGGCCGCACCCTCACCTCGGCCAGCACCTGGTTGAGCGCCAGGCTCTCCACCGGGTTGAGCGAGGCGTCGGAGCGCACCGCGTAGCCGGGGTCGGTCTGGTTGTGGTCGCTGTCGTAGTGGGCGAAGAGACCACCGGCGCTGGCCATCGGCAACACGATGCCGACCAGGGTGCCGTGCACCTGACTGAGCAGGTGCCCGCTGGAGTCGATCACCCCGAAAACATAGGGCTCGAGTCGCTTTTGCGCCTCGACCACCACCCGGTTCACCACGTCGGCGCCGGTCAGGTAACGCCAGTTCTCCACGTCGCTGGAGGTGGAGCGCCACCCGTAGAGACGTACCGTGCTGGCGATGGTGCGGATCACCGAGACCGCGTTGTCATCCAGCAGGGTCATGTCATCGGAGCTGAGCACCTGGTCGGGGGCCACCACGTAGGTGGCTCGGCTCACCTCGCCGCCGGGCGCCCGCCACGGGCCGGACAACTGGTGGGCCTTGGCCCGGGCGGCCGCCACGAAGCCCTCCGGTGAGATCGCCTTGGTGCCGCCGAATCCGTCGGGGATGCGGATCCACGGCGCGAACAGTCCCGCGCGCTGGGCGTTGGCGGTGTCCGCGTAGCCGATCAGGGTGGTGACGTCGGTGGACTGCGCGGCGGTGAGCAGCGCGATCCGGTTGAAGTCGTTGGCGTGCGCGATCAGTCCGGCGTGCACGGTGGAGCCGATGCCGGGGATCGCCACCGCGCCGTCGCCGTAGTCCTTGCCGAAGCGGGCCAGGGCGGTGACGTAGTTGGCCGCAACGATGGCGCCGCGGTCGTCGGTGCCCGCGGTCAAGGTGAGCGGACCGACGATCGCGGGGTTGTTGTTGGGCGCGGCGGTGGCGCTGGCCAGGTTGGTGAGCCGGATGTAGATCGACCGGGCGTTGACCTTGGATACGGCCTCGGCGGGGCTGCCCAGGTTGGGGTAGTCCTCGACCAGGACCCCGCTGCGGAACACCTTGATTCGGAACGTGTCCGCGGCGGCGCCGGCCACTACCGAAACGCTGATCGAGGATGACCAGGCTCCCGCCGAGGAGGCGGCGACGCTCAGCGTTGTCACCGGAGCCACGGCCCGGTCATCCAGTGGCGCGGCCAGCGCGCCGGTGGTGGCGGCGGCGCCCACGACCCTCGTCACATAGGCGCGGCTGCCACCCTCCTGGAAGAAGGTCGCCACGTCGTCGTAGAGCGCACCGTAGGTGGTCAAGACGCCGAAGTAGTTGACGAACTCAGCCAGGTTGGTGACGAGTTGGGCGGCGGCGGTCGGTCCTCGCTCGGCCTGGCCCACCACGAAGTAGGTTCCCGACGGTGCGCTGGTCGGCGTGGACGGGCCCGCCACGGCACCCGAGGTGACGATGACACCCGGCATCTGGTTTCCTCCTGCCGCGACCGCGTGCGCTGTCGCTGCGAATCATGGCACTCGAGATCAGCTCTTCCCGGCGCGCCGCGCCGACCTGCTCTCAGAGTCGTCGCGCTTTGCCTCGGGTTCCCCCGTGGCCGGTTCGCCGCCCGGTTCGTCCTTCGCCGGATCCTCCGCCATGCGCAGCAGGTGACCTTGCTCGACCGCGCGCCGGCCGGCCGAGTCCAGGGCGGCCACCTCGAGTCGCTCGCCGCCGCCGAGGCTGCGTCCGTCCTCGTCGTAGACCACCGGCCCAGAACCGGCGTTGATAATCGTGATCATTAAGGGTTCTCCTCTTCCAGTGGTTGAGTGGGGCCGACCGCCGCCGCCGTGGTGATCAGCGTGTCGGGGGTGCCCAGCGGCGTCTGGGTGGATCCGTCGGCCAGCGACTCCTCCACCTCCACCTCGAACAGCAGCACCGCGCCAGCCCAGGTGATCGACTTGTTGGGGATGCGCACCGGCGTGCCGAACTGCTCGGTGTAGCTCTCGACCACCAGCCGGCGTCCGCTGTCGCCGGCCTGCCGGGAGTTCAGGGTGGGGTACTCCAGCAGGCAGAGCCGGCAGGCCATGCTCATCCGGTCGCGCAGCGTCCGGGCGGCATTCCAGTTGGCGTGGTTCGTCCACACCCCGATTTGGCAGGCGTAGCGGTTCTGGTAGATGAACTGTCCGGCCGGGTCGATCTCCACCCGACGGGGTGCCCGGATCAGTCGGGGCACGGTCACGACCGCCCAGGTGGTGGCGCCGTCGGCGGCGCTGGTGATCGCGTCGTCGGCGGTCTCACCGGCAACGATCTTCGCCATCTCCGGCAGGGTGGCGGCGTCGAGGTCCCACGCGACGCGCAGCAGTGGGATCTTGCGGGGCAGCTCGAAGGCCAGGTGATCGATGATCGCCTGCTGGAGTACCTCGATCCCGCGCACCGGCTACCGCCAGCCGTGCACGTGCGGCCGGCCGAACCGCACCCAGCTCACGATGGCGGAGCCGATCGCGTCCTCGCGGGCCACCGGCCCGGCGGAGAGCAGGATCCGCGACGCCATGTACTTGGTGCCGTCCTGGTGGAAGTGCGCGTAGGAGATCTTGGTGCCCAGGCTCATCCGTTGCGGGGTGATCCGCTCGATGGAGAACGGCCGGGTCTTCAGGGAGCGCTCCAGCACGCCGGTGCGGATCAGGATGTCCGGCGGGTAGCCGCGGCGGCGCTTCTCAGCCAGCGTGCTGGCGGCCAGCGGCTTCCACGGCGCTCCCCAGCGAATCCCGGCGTTGGCGAACTGGATGCGTTGCTGCTCGGCGAACCAGTCGGCGAAGACCTCCCAGGCCGGGCTCACGTCGGCGGCCCGGTCGCGCATGGCCTGCACCCGTTGCCGTAGCCGGGCGATGTTGCGACCGTGGATACGCAGCACGGTGGCCATGGCGGGTGATCCTTTCAGCGGAAGATCACGAGATTGCGGTAGATCCCCAGAGTGTTGTTGATCTCGTCTTCGGTCCAGTCTTCGCGTTCCGGCGCGGGCGCGTCGGCCTCCAGGTCGCGGATGACGATCGTGTCGTCGTGCCGGTTGGTCATCACCGCCTTCGCCTTGAGCAGGATCTCGTCGACCAGGGCGTCGACCGGACCCCAGCCGGCCAGGTATTCCACGCTCGCCGAGCCGATGCCGTCGACCCGGTTGAACACGCCGATGCTGGGCATCAGGCTGCCCAAGGTCAGCGAACTGGGCACGGCCGAGCTGCTCGCCCGCAGCCGATGGTTCTGGATGAACCACCCGGTCGGCAGCGGGTCACCCTCGGCGATGGCGGTGCCGTTGAGCGAGGACACCGAAAACACCGGGTAGGTGGTGGCGACCAAGCCGGTGTGGAGCACCGCGACGGTTTCGGTACAGGGGATCGGGGTCAGTGGTGCGTTGAGCCGGCCCGACAGCCGGCTCTCCACCTGCGCACAGATCTTGGTTGCCTCCAAGGTCTGGGCTTCCGTCCAGGTCGGGTTGTTCATGTAGTCGTTCAACCGCGCCGCGGTGACCAGGGCCATCGACTACACCTCGGCGGCGGGTTCAGCGGGCGGGGCGGATTGCTCGACGGTCGCGGCCGGCAACTCCACCACGGTTTCCGGTCGCTGCACGGCCGGTAGCCCGGCCAGCCACGTCGCATAGGCGTCGCCGCCCAGGTCCTTGAGGTAGGCGGCGTAGATGTCGCGGCGCACGTGTTGACCGGCCAACCACATCCGAGAACTCACCGGGGTGGTGCAGCCCTCGGGGATCACCGTGCGGTTGCCGTCGACCTCGGCAACCACGTAGAACTCGTCGAAATCCGCTTGCGGCAAGTGGCCGCCGGACTCCACCACGGCCGGCATCTCCGCCGGATCGAACAGGAACGGCAGCGCTCGGCGGGCCATCTGCTGGCCCACCGGCGCCTCGGGGGTCACCGTGGGGGCCGGCGCGCCGGCCGTGCTACGACTCCGCCGGGCACCGGGCTTGCGACCCGCCTTGATGCGATCCAGCGCACTACCGTCCATGCCCGCCAGGCTAGAGCGCCCGGCGGGCGGCGACGTTCAGGCGCGCGGAATCAGACCGCGATGGCCAATGCCTCCAGCTCGCGCAATCGGGCCTCGTCCGGACTGAACGTCTCGATGATCATTCGGGCGTAGTCGATCAAGTCCAGCACCCGGGCGCCCTTCGGGTGCACGCTGGCCCACAGCTCCAAGTTGTCCGGTGCGTTGTTTAGCTTGTTGAGGTCCCGATGATGCACGGTGCAACCATCGGGCAGCTCGTGGCCAAGCATTGCCTTCATTACGTGTCGATGCTCGGGAGTCTGCTGTCCGTCTACATAGATCAGGCGATAACCGTTCTTCGTGATGTGGCCTTCGGCGTTGGCGGTCAGGTGATCATAAAAACAGGACCGAGAGCAGAATCGTCGTTCCTGCGGGCGACCCACATAGTCACCGCCACACCACTGACAGACCAACTTCACCTTAGTGTTCGCGTTGCCGGAGCACGTCAGGGAGCAGAAACGCCGCTTGCCCTGGGAGCGGGGATGTACGAACGCGGTGCCGCACTTCTCGCAGGTCGCATCCCAGAAGGTCGGACCGTCACCCAGGGGACTGCGCTCTTGCGCGATGACGCTCATTGCGCAGGATCGAGAACAAAACGGCGACCTGCCCTGCTTGCTGCGCGCTGCGCTCGGTCGACGGTAGAACGTCGCGCCGCACTTGGGGCAGACGTGTTCGGTGCCCCGGCGCGGCTTGAATGCTTTCGCGCCGGGGCAGTCTCTACCGCAAAACACTCGACCCGTTTTTGATCGAGCCAGGTCGCTTACGCGCCGACGCAGTTCGGTACCGCAACCGGTGCAGCTCACGTCGGCGTATTCCACTCGCTCACTTGGCATGGACGTGAGCTTAATCGGAATGCAGTTGCTATCGAGGTCCGACCGGTAACGATTCTCGCCAACGTGGGCTAAATACCCTCTGATCAGACCGTAGAGCCCGTGACAAGATCAACGTCGCAGAATGACTCGGGACGGCTAACGGTTAAACCGACCCGCTCTTCGGCCAGGATCACGACGGCGTTGCGGATGAACAGGTCGCCGTGCTGCTCGGCGACCCGGATGTTGGCCTGCTCGCGGTCGTAGACCTTGGCGCCGAGACCGAACGCGCCGGTGAGCGCGTGGTGCTGGGCCATCGCCGGGGAGGACACCACCGGCATCTGCCAGATCCGCTTCTCCGCGCCGACCGAGACGTTCATCGCCAGCACGTAGTTGCGCTGCGAATCCTTGGTCAGCTCCATCTGCTCCCAGTCGAAGGGATGCACGACCACGCCGGTGGGCTCGTAGTAGGCCAGCATGACCCGGGTGGCGGCGCGGCGCACCGCGTCCACGATCGTGTCGGTGGCCAGCACCGGCGACGGCGACGGGATCGGGGTGCCGGGGTACTGCTGGATGCCGGGGGTGCGCAGGATGCCGAGAATGTTCTCGCCGGTCCCGTCGCCGTTGAGCAACTGGGCGTCCTCGACCAGGCGCAGACCGTAGAGCAGCTCGGTGTCGATGATGGAGCGCAACTGCGGTTCGTCGGCCAGGGTGTTGCGGTGCGCCAGCTCGTAGTGGGCCAGCGTGCGCAGCGGCGACTGGGCCGGCTGGAGCTGAAGCTGGGTGTGTGGCTTGAGGCCGAAGTTGGTGCCGGCGTCGTCCCGCTCGGGAACCGGGGCGGCGTTGTTGAGCCCGTCGATGTAGCCGAGCACCCGGACGTATTCGATCAGGTTGGCGTTGGTGGTGGCCACCGGGAACAGGTCGCGGACTCGCGCGGTGCGGTAGGCGCGCGGCACGATCGGCTCGCGCTGCGGGTGTCCGAAGGCGAAGTTCGTCAGCGTGCCACCGGCGGCGGTATAGATGTCCTTCTTCTCCAGGCCTGGGTGCCACAGACCCTGACTGGACAGATCCTCGGCGAGTTCGAAAACCTCGCGGGTCACGCCGCTGGCCCGGTCCCGGTTCTTGAACGCCTCGGATTCCACGAAGCGCTGACCGATGGACTTCCACTCCATGCCGCCGCGCATGGCGGCGATGGCGGTGGCCGCGGCGACGCTGCGGTCGGTGGCCGGCTCGTCGTCGTCCTGGTGGTCGAGGAAATCTTGCAGGGACTTGTATTCGCCGAGCCCGCCGAGCATGTCTCCGCGGATCTTCTTCTGCTCGTCGATCAGGCTCTTGAACTGGAGCGCGGCCGCCTCGGGCACCTCAATGTTGCCGCCCTCAACTTTGAAGGCGTTGCCGGTGATGTCGTCAAGCTCGGTGGCGATCGCCTTGAGGCGATCGGTGGCAGCCGCCCGAAATTCGACCAGGCTGGATGTGGACATGGCGAGACTCCCTGAGGTTTCGGGGTAGCGGTTTCTCGCACATCACCCACACCGGTCAGTACCAGGTGCTCCGCGTTGCGCAGGGGCCAGCATAGATCAGGCCGGCGCGTCGAATGTTGATCGACGCGCCGACTTGGTGGGGTCACGCGGACTGCCACGCGCCTCTCAGCACCGCGCGCAGCGCGGCCAGTAGCCCCTCTTCCTGAGGAGTACGCCGCGCTTTGACGGCGAGCGCCGCGATCTTCGAACGGACCCCGTCGGCGCCATGCATAGTCAGGTAGTTGGTTGCCAGTGCGGTGGCATCCAAGGACATGGTTGGCGCGGTAGTCGGCTCCACTTCCCCCCGCGAGCGCAGTTCGGCATCCACCTCACCGAGCAGCGACCGGATCCGCTCGCGCTCCAACCGGCGCACCGTGCGGCGCTTGCGCGCCGACGCGGCCCGACGTTCCCGGGTCTCCTTCTTGAGCCGCTGCGCGAGATCCGCGATCGCGGTGGCGTCGTTCGGAGTGTCGGCGATGACGTGGTCGGCGAGCTGGCGCGCGGTGTCCGAGGCTGCCCGGGAACGTCGCAGGCTGGACTCCAGCCGCGCCTTGGTGCGGGCGATCGCCTCGGCGTCACCGGCCTCCAGCGCCTCGGCGTGATCCTGGGCGGCGCCGATCAGGCCGGGCCGCTGCTTCGGCCCTTCGGCCGGCGGCGTCGCACCCCCGTCAGCGGCGCGAGCACGCGCCGCCGGGGCGCGCTGCTGGCGGCGCTCCAGCGCCATCTGCAACCCCAGCTCGGCGTGCAGATCCTCGCGGGTACCGGTGAGTTCCTCAGGGCTCTGTTCGGCCAGGGTGAGGGTGCCCGCCTCACGCTGCTCGAGCAACGTGGCCACCCGGTCCTGCCGGTCGGCCACCGCGGTGTCCACCTCGAGCGTGCCGTCCGGCTGCTCGGTGATGCCGAACAGCTCATCGGAGAGGTCGGTGGCGGCGTCGAGCTGGCCTTGCGGGATCTCGACGGTGGGGGGTTCCGGCTCGGGAACGGGTGGCGGTTCCGGAGTAGGCGGCTCAGGCTCCCCTGAGCCGCGCATTCCTTCGGCGAAGGTTCGCAGGTAGTTCGAAATCCCGCCGTACCCGTCGTTGCGATCACCTTCACCGCCGAAACCGAGGTTGTCGAGCGCGTCGGCAACCGCGACATACCCGTCGGCGACACTTTCGGCCCGATCGGGAAGTGCGGTTGCTGACCGTTGTCCACCCCGGGTGGGGTCGACCCGCTTTTTCTTGGCCCGGCTGGGATGCAACATGATTGCGACGGATCGCATGGCAACGCCAGTGTCGCCGGACAATGCGCCATCGGTGAGTCTGTTTGATAAGTGCGGTGAAGAGACGGCAGAAATCGCGTCCCGTACCTGCCGCGCCAACGGCGACAAATCGGGGGCGGCCGGCTCGGGTTCCGGGGAGGGCTCCGGCTGGCGCGGCTCGGGTTCCGGGGAGGGCTCCGGCTGGCGCGGCGCGGGAGCCCGCCGAGCCCGCGGCACCGGGATCGGCGTGGCGTTGCCATCGGGTGGCAGACCCCAATCGGCCCGGCCGGCGTTGATCTGCTCCGGACTCGGATTGGGCGCATAGGTGCTGCTGTCCGGCCGGGTGCTCGTGCTCCGCAGCGCCTGCACTCGGATCTGGTCGTAGGTGCCGTCGTCGAAGCGCACCGTTTGGAAGTCGTTGCCCTGCACGTGCTCGATCCGGGCCAGCAGGGTGCCGACCCGGGCGGAGTTGTCGCGCGGCATCAGGCCGCGGCCGGGTTCGGTGGCCGGCACGATGGCCAGTCGGGTACCGGTGGGGTAGGGCCGGTTGTATTCGTAGGGCCAGCGCTGCTCGATGTCGCCGGTGATGGGGGCACCGGGCGGGGTGGCGTCGGCCGGGATCGGACCCATGCCGGGGTCGTGCCGGGCCCGCGGGTCGTCGGGATCCCCGGCGAAGCGCACCGCCGCGACGATGCCGCTGCCCAGTCCGGCCTTGCGGCCAGCGTCGGTTTCGGCGAGCGCCTTCCCGCCGCTCAGCATGATCATGTCGGATTTCGCGGTGTCCGCGACAGTGACCACGGTGCCGTCCGGCAACCGGATCTCATCGCCCGGCGCGACCTCGCGGTGCAGGTAGTCGATGCGGCGCATCCGGAACCCGTCGGCGTCGGGTTCGCCGCCCGGCACAGTCGGCGTGCTGCGGTAGTTGCGGGCCGGATACCGGAAGGTCAGGTTGTTCTGCTCGGCCCACGCGCCGATGGCCCCGGCAGACGCCTCGACCAGCGAGCGATCCTGGCCGTCGCGCCAGCCGCGAATCCAATCCGGACGGTCGGATTCGCCCTGCTGCTCATAGGTCGCGGTGAACGGTGCCGGACGGCCCTGCGCGTCGGTGAGCGCGGCCAGCCGGTTGGCCAGATCCGCCAGCGCCCGCTTGCCGAGTGGCTTTCCACTCTGCGACTCGGTGAACGCGGACGAGTTGACCAGTGACAGCCCTGAGCCGGTGACGATGCTCCAGTTCTTACTGCCGCTGCCGACGACCGCGACCCGGCCGTTGCCGGCCAACTCGACCGGCCGGCGGCGCTCGGACTGCTGCCCGATCCGGGCTCGGCGTCCCCGCAGCGCGTCCAGATCGATTTGGGCCGGTGCGGCGTCGGCGAGCGCGTCGGCGCCCGCCGCGTAGCCGGCCTCCCGGTTGGCCTGCTGCTGCTCGTCGGCGATGTTCTCGGCCCGGACGCGGCGCGCGGTGGCGAGCTGGCTGCGCCGGTGATACTCGGCCGAGTTCATCCCGGCGGCTGGCGCGTCGCTCAGCACGTACTCATCGACGGCGGCGAGCTGCTCGGCGTCGACCTTGCGGATCGGCATCGGCGCGTCGCGCTCGACCAGCGTCGCGGCCCTGCCCTGGTAGCCGGACCGGGGCAGGTTGGCGCGTTCCCCCTCGGGGTCGACCAGGCTGCCGTCGGGTGCGACGTAGTAGCGCTGGTCGTTGAAGTCGAAGACGTCGCCGGGTTGCACGTCGCGCAGCGCGATGATGCCGCGCCGCTCGATCTCAGCGTCGACGGCGGCTTCGGCGGCGGCCATGACGGCCTCGTCGTCGGTGCCCAGTTCGTCGGCCACGGTGCGCCGGAAGTCCAGCAGATCTTGATCGTCGCGCTTGGACAGGTCGCCGAGGCGTTCGGTGATGTCACCGGAGGATTCGGTGTGGGCACGCTGGGCGGCGATGAACTCCTCAAGCTCGGTCGTGGCCTGCTTCAGCTTGGTGTTCTCGCCGGTCAGGTGCGCGGCGAAGCCTTCGGGGTCGTCGTGGCCCAGTTCGGCCAATGCCGCGGCCAGCGGCTTCTCCTCGAAGGACTCCAGTGCGGTGACGGCCTGCGCGGCGATCCGGTCGAAGTTCTCCTGGCTGGGCGGTGTCCAGTCGGCGGCGCCGGCCCGTCGGGTGAGCTGCTGGGCGGCCCGGGCCCGGTAGGCGCTGCGGTAGTCGGCCAGTGCGGAGGCGATCAGATCGTCGCGTTCGGCGTCGTCGGCCCAACTCGCCCACTGCTGTGAGGCCCGCAGATCCTCTTCCAGCTCGAGCGGGGTGAGCCCTTCGTGCAGCAGCGCCTCGATGGTCTGCTCGACTCGGTTGTCCCGGCCGCGTTCGGCTTCCTCCAGCTCACCGATCAGTGTGGTGACGGCGCCGTCGATGTCGCCGGTGGCGGCCCTGCTGGCGCGCACCCGGGTGTCCACGTCGGGCTCGGCGAAGAGGCCCTCGGGTTCCTCCTGGCCGGGCTTGGCCGGCTTGGAGCGAGCACCCTCGGCGGGCTTGGTGGTGGTCGTGCCGACGCTGCGAGCCGGGATCCGGCCGGCCCGGCGCACCCCTACCGCGGTCTTGCCCTTGGGCCTCATGTGATCGGTGATGGGGGTGCCCACCGGATAGCCCCAGTAGCCGGCATCGCGGACGTAGCTCACCTTGACCTCGATCGACTCGGGAGGCAGTTCCTGCTCCGAGTCTATCAGGCTAGGCAAAGATTTGATATCCACCTGGAACGCGAGATCGTTCGCCGGGCGGTGCACCATGGAGTACTCCCACAGATCCAGATCGTGCAGATATCGAGCACCGCCGATATACCGGGTGCGTTCCCACACCGGCACGTAGCCGATCGAGTACCACGGCGGCGCGCCGAGTTTTCCTTGCGCCCACGCCAATGCGCGTCGGCCGTCCTTTGTAGACAGATCGAGCTGGTAGCGCGCGACCAGGGCGCCGGCCTCGCGCGGCCACGGCCGGCCATCCGGCGCCCGCTTCGGCAACTCGGCGTGTCCCGGCGGCAGCTCGCACAGTGCCGTCGTGTTGCCGATCTGGCGGTGCCAGTTGTGCAGCAGCCGGGGATGTGGCCGCCGCTCCCGCAGCGTCCGCTCAAACGCCCCCGGCACGATGACGTCCCCCACCTGATCCCGCACGCCGGTGACCGCCACCAGCGCGGTGACGACCCCCAGCGGGTTGACCGAGGTGAGTGCGCCGGTCGGCCGCTCCAGCGCCGTGGCGGCCTTGACCTCCAGCCCCGGCGGGGACCCGTTCACGTGGCGGCCCGGGCCCGCTGCATCCAGTCGAACAGGCTGGCCGGTGAGTCCGTGTCGCCGTCGTCGCCGGTCTCGGGGTCGCTCAGCGTGCCGTCGGGTTGCAGTTGCCAATCGATGTCGGATGCGATGCCCTCGTCGTAGATCTCCTCGGTGTCCCCGTCGTCGCCCGGCGCGATGTCCCCGTCCGCCTCGGCGATTGGCGCCACGCTGTCCGACATCGCCGCGAAATCGTCCAGGTGGCGCAACACCTCATCGTCGTCCATCTCCGCATACGCCGGTCGGGCCTTCTCCTCGGTGGCCGGTTGCGGCACCTCGTCGGGCAGATCGAGCTGCCAGGCCGGGTAGTCGGCGCGCCAGCCGCCGGGCGCCTCGGCGTCGACCACCCACAACGGCCCGCCCTTGTGCTCCTGGCCGGGCGCCACGCCCAACGCGCTGCGGTGGTAGATGTTGCAGTTGGCCACCCAGATATGATCAGCCAGCGCGAAGGTGTGCGTACCGGGCACATCGACGCAGAACACCTCCTCGACCTCGCTGTGATCTTTCACTGATTCAACGGTCCAGCGCATCCGACTGCGCGCCACAGGTGCCGCCTCGAACCGCCGTCGATGCTCCGGGATGAGCAACGCTTGCGCAGGAAATCCGCTGCGATCAAAGGTGATCCGATACATCGGTCGGACCATGCCGTTCAATGGCGAGTCGTAGGGCAATGATACGGTCCGCATGTCCTCTCGTACGGCAAAAGTAGCGATTCCCAGTCGCAGTGCGAGATCGCGTACGAAGACCATCGTGTCGCGATCGTGGCAATCCAAGAACACGCTACCCACTTTGTTCACCGTGCCGTCGGCGGCCAGGTAGCCGGCCAGCCAGCCCAGCAGGTACGCCGTGCCTTCATCTGCCAGGGGATACTGCTTCCACGATCCGGGCAAACCGGATACCCGTACCCCCAGTGTGCCGTTGATGTTCTTAATCGGTGAGGAGGTGCAGCCAGCGAAATAGGGCAACAACGCAGCATCTTTGCTCCCCCATAGGTCTAGTCGCGCGCCACGGCCGACTTCGCGGTGACCGTCGCCGAAAGTGATGCCGGCCGCAATGCCGAATGGTGACGGGCGCAGATCCCGCAGCGTGTTATGCGGAGTCAGTGCAGCCAAGGCCATGCCGGGTCGAAGTTGATCGGTAGTGACCTCGACGATGCGATGACGAGCGGTTGAGCGGTTGTTGAGCGAGGCGAACCACCGGTGATTCGGCGTGACTCGGACGACCTTGCGCAACTTGTTGCGGCGCAACGTCACTGATAACACTCGGTGTTCGCCGAAAGATCGCACGGGCGCCTGTGTCCACCGACCATTGCGGCGGTATCCACCTTCGGATGAAAACTCCGAAGTCAGCACTAGCACGTCCGTGTCGACGGCCTCGGCAAAGGTGGTCACGCCGCTACGGGTGAGAAATTCGGTATCACCGGTGAAGCACAGCCCCTCGGCCCGCGCGCCGACCTTGCCGCGCAGATGCTTGACGCACCGCTTGAAGTCGCCGGGGGCGCCCCACTTGATCTTCGTCGCGCCCTCGCCGCGGGTCCAGTACGCGCGCAGCCGGGCCGCGCCGGGATCCGGGCTCGGATAGGTGTGTCCGGGCGGGCCGGCCTTCAACTCCAGGACGTCGGCCTCCAGCAGGCTGGCCAGACCGAGCAGCACCCCGGCGGTGAAGTCGTCGGCGGTGTGGGGGTTGAGCGACTTGGACTCCGACCAGTCCTTCGGAATCATGTTCAGCACCTTGAGCCGGCGGGCGTTGGTCATGATCAACCTGCGGAGCGCGGGCTGCTCCTCCTTCGGGCAGCGGCCATAGGCCTGGATCGCGTTGTGCAGATCACCGATGGTCTCCATCGGATAGGCGCCGTCCGGCATCGCCCTGCCACCCTTGGCCAGCTCTGTGCGCTTCGCGTCGCTCACCGCGCGCTTGATCTCCACAACCTGCTCCTGTTCGTCGGGTTCGGCGGCCGGCCGCCCGGTCAGCGCGATGTCGGTGCTGGTCTCGCCGAGGGCCACCCGCACGGCGTCGAAGGTGACCGGGCCGGTGTAGTCGAGGTCGGCGGCGACGAGCCCGTAGCCGGCGGTGACGTGCGGGATGTAGGGCGCGTGCTGCCCGTCGCTGAAGTCGCTGAACATGGTGCGCAGTCCGTCGATCAAGTCAGAATCGCCGATCAGGTAGACCGCGCACGGCGTGCGCCCGGCGTTGCCGTCGGGGTTGAACGTGGCGTGCGCGAACGCCCGGCCGGTGACCGGCTCGATCAGTCCGGCCGCCGTGATGGCCGTCGTCAGTAACGCCAGTCGCCGCTCATCCGGCATGTCCACCGCATCGTCGCCCAGATACGTCAGCGTCAGGTGCAGATCCTCCGGCGGTTCGGCCGAGTCGGCGGCCAGCGCCAGCGCGGCCCGGGACCGCTCATCGGGCACCAGGGCGACCATGCCGGCCCGCAGCTCCTCAGCCATGGCGCTCATCGTCGCAGCGGCGCACCGGCGCACCGGGCGCGACGCGCGGAAGCTCGACATGTCGGAGTGGCCGCACGCCGCGTGGCAGGCTTCCCTACGGACGTGGGGAGGCTGCGCCGATGGCCGTACCGGACGTGTTGGACACCGTGACCGTGCGCGGCGCGTGGATCTCCCCGCTGGGTGGTGGTCCGCTGATCGGCCAGGCCTACCTGTCCGCGGTCGGCGCCATCCGCTCGCCGGTGGGCAACGTCATCCTGACCACCCAGCCGGATCTGAAGATCCTGGCCAACGGCGCCGCCGAGTGGACCGACGTGGTGCTCAGTGACTCCGCCGGGCTCGCCGCCCCGGTTGGCTACCACGTGCACGCCCACAGCGACGACAACACCTTCCGGCACGACCGGCTGGTCGAACTGACCGCGGCCATGGTGGTCGACGGGGTGATTCGACTCGAAGATGTGCCGGACGCCGAGCCGGGTCCGGTCGTGGCGACCTACCTGCTGGCCTCCTCGCTCGGCCACGTCGGCGGTCCGGCCGGGCCGCTCGGTTCCGACGGCCTGATCCCAACCGGGCAACTGCCGGCCGCGGGTGGCTCGCAGCCGGCGGATCCGGACCTGAGTGCGATCGCCGCCCTGGTCGCCGCCAACGGGGATGTGATCCAGCGTTTCGGCGGGGTCTGGACCAATCGGACGCCGGCCCAGCTCAAAGCCAGCCTGGCGCTGGTCATCGCGGACACTGCCGGGCTACAAGGCGCGCTGGACACGTTGACCGCGGCCACCGGCGCCGCGCAGGCCAGCGCCGACGCCAAGATCGCCGCCACACTGGTGGACGCCAAGGGCGATCTGATCGTCGCCACGGCGGCCGACACGGTGACCCGGCTGGCCGCCGGTGCCGACGGCCAGCTCCTGCGCGCCGACAGCGCCCAGGCCGCCGGGCTGCGCTGGGCGGTGATCACCATCGGCGACGTCACGGCGCTGCAAGCCGCGCTGGACGGCAAGGAGGTCGCCGGTGCGGCGGCTGGCGCCGTGACGGCGCATGTCGGCGCCGGGGATCCGCACAGCCAGTACCTCACCGCCGCCGAGGGCAACGCGGCCTACCAGCCGCTGGATGCCGACCTCGGCACGATCGCCGCGCTGGCGCCGGGCAACGGGGCGCTGATTCAGCGAATCGCCGGGGTGTGGGCCGCGCAGACCACCGCGCAGGTGAAGGCCAGTCTGGCGATCGCGTATGCGGACATCGCCGGGACGGTGCCCACCGCGGCGCTGCCACCGTTGGCGATCAACGAGGTTTTCCTGGTCGATGACCAGGCCGCGATGCTGGCGTTGACCGCGCAACGCGGGGACATGGCCATCCGCGCCGACGACGGCCGCACCTACGTGCTGGCCTCCGACTCGCCGGCCACCCTGGCCGACTGGAAAGAGGTGCTGGCCGCCGGGCAGGTCCAGTCGGTGGCCGGCCGTAGCGGTGTCGTCGTCCTGGTCAAGGCTGACGTGGGCTTGGGCCTGGTCGACAACACCAGCGACGCCGGCAAGCCGATCAGCACCGCCACCCAGGCCGCCCTGGACGCGAAGGCGCCAGTGGCGTCGCCGACGTTCATCGGGACGACGACCACGCCTCGATTGATCACCCCGCCGGTGAACTTGGTGGACGCCGCCACGATCGCCACCGACGCCAGTAGCGGCAACTACTTCCGGGTAACGCTGGCCGGCAACCGCACGCTCGGCAACCCGAGCAACGGCATCGACGGGCAGCGGGTCATCTGGGAGTTGACCCAGGACGGCACCGGCGGCCGCACGCTCACCCTCGACACCGCGTTCGCGCTCGGCGTCGACCTCTCGGCGGTGGTGCTCTCCACCGCGGCCGGCAAGCGGGATCTGCTCGGCGGGCTCTTCCACGCGGGCACCGCGACGTGGCTCGTGATCGCGCTGGCCCGGGGCTACTGATGGCGGCCCGGTTCCTCGACAACAACGATCGGGTCCGCTACCAGGGCGCCGGCCTGCCCGATCTGGGGTCCGGGGCCACCCTCACCATGTGGATCAAGCTGGGCGCCTCCACCGGCACCTTCGCGACGTTCGCGCGACTCTCCGCATCCGACGCCACCTCGGCGACGCTGGCCACCACCTCCACCGGCACCGGCGGGCCCACCTACGCCACGGCGGGCGGCGTGCTGACCGCCACGGCCGGCATGACGACGGTGTCGTGGTACCGCTACGCCATGACGCGCCTGGGCGGCACCGGCAACCTCTACACCGCCGAGGGCCTGGCCGGCGCCACCGAGTTGATCAGCGGGGCGGTCAGCGGCGCCGACGACCCGGATCAGATTTGCTTCGGCGGCCGCTCGGCAAGCGACGGCAGCGAGGCACTCAACGGCCTCATCGCCTATCCGAAACTGTGGGGGACGGTGCTCGACCAGGACACCATCGAAGCCGAGTGGCTCTCCACCGTGCCGGTGATCGGCGCCAGTCTGGCCGGGTACTGGCCGCTGGTCACCAAGGATGACCTGACCGACCATTCCGGAAACGGCCTGCACTTGAGCCTGGTGGGCGGCGGAAACGCGCCCGGCCCGGATGAGGACGGCCCGCCGATCTCACCCCCGGCGAGCACCGACACCAGCCGCTTCCTGGCGTTCTTCCCCTAGTCCGCCGCGTTATCGCGCGGCTATCGCCGCCGGCTGGCTCGCCACCCGCACCGCGGTGACCGTCGGACTGGAGCCGATCACCTCAAGTGCGGTCTGCTCGAGCACCACCGCGCCACCCACCACGGTGACCACGGTGCCGGCCGGGATCGCCACGGTGAGTTGCTGGCCGGCCCCGGTGGTGGCGGCCAGACCCAGTAGCACCGGCGCGGCCAGCAGCACCCACTGGCCGACACTGGCGGTGGGCGGCCCGGTCAGGCTCCGGTAGCCGATCACCGGCTGCGGGATCGCCACCCGATAGGCCGGCCCGGGCAGGTCCACCCCGGCCGGCACCTCCACCACCTCGGCGCGCCGGGCCGCGCGCAACAACGCCTTCGCCGCGGCCTGGTCGCCCGCGCGCCGCAACGCTGCCTGGGTGAGCTGGGCGGCATCGATGCGGGCTGGATCCGGCTTGCCTAAAAGGAGCCCACACCGGCAATTTTTTGTTAGAATACTGTTCGCTAAAAACGTACCCGACGTGGTTTGGAGTGTGTAGACGTGGCCCGCAAAGCTCGATCGTTCAATCTTGCCTACGCGGTCGAGTTGTACAACTCCGGCAAAACATTGCGTGAGGTTGGCTCCATTCTCGGAGTTAGCGGAGTCACTGTTCTTGATAAGTTCACCCTGTTCGGCATTCCGCGTCGACCGCGTGGGGGCGGTGAGCTGACCCCACTTCGCCAACCGCTTGACAGCGCCGAAATTGTTCGGCGCTACTGCGACGGGGAGAGCGAACTGTCGTTGGCGCGATCCTTCAAAGTTGACAGGTCGACCATTCGGACCAGGCTTCGCCGTGCTGGGATTGAGTCCCGTGGCCGCAGCGATGCCAACACCCTGCGCTGGCAGCGTCTCGATGAAGCTGGTCGTAGGGCTCTCGTGGAGGCCGCTCACGTTGCCGTTCGCGGGCGAGTTGTCAGCAACGCTGAGCGAGCGAAAACTGCCCGGTCCCGCGAGGTTCTGACATGCTTCACCTCCCCCTGGGAGGTGGTACTGGCGGATCTCCTCATGGAACGCGGCGTGGCGTCCCATCCGCAAAGGGCTGTTGATCGCTACAACATCGACCTGGCCTGCTGGCCGATCGCCGTGGAAGTTCACCGCAATGTCGGGCATCCGCTGAATCGGCGCATCGCGCGTCAGCGTGTCGTGGACTTGCTCAATCAAGGTTGGCGAACCTTGTACGTCTGGATCAATCCCCGAACCGATATTCTCACCGAGTGGTGCGCAGACCAGGTGGTCAAGCTCATTCAGATCGCCCAGGCCGACCCAGCCGCGCTGAGTGAATACTGGGTGATTCGGGGTACCGGTGAGGACGCGTCCCTGCGCGGTTCGAATAGTGACGATCTCGCCGACGTACGGCGCCCGGAATGACCCCTCAACGTCGGATGCGGAGATCTCAGTTCCCGCGACGAAACAGTTGGCAACCTCTGGCCAGCTTTCCGGCAGGTCGGTGGGGTCACCCGGGAAGCGCAGCGCGAACATCCCGACCCGGAACCGGTCATCCAGCAGCCGCACCTGCCCGTCGGCTTTGCGGTGCGTCGAGCGCACCGCAGGGTCGCGTTTGGACAGCCACTGGGCATGCGTGACGCCCAGCATCCGGGCCTGCGCGACCGCGACGTCGTGCCGTAGCGCGGTGCCGATGGTGCGCCCAGCCATGAGTAGCCGGCTACGCCCGGCCGCATAGGCGGCGTCGATGCGCTCGAGCAGCCCTTCCAGCGAGCCGGCGTCGAGGTCGGCGGCCGCGATCCGCTCCCGAATGACCTGCGCGTAGCGCTGGGCCACCCCGGTCAGCATGGCCAGCGCCGCATCCACCGCCCGACGTAGCTCCGCGGCGTCCACGGTGAACGGCTCGGCGCCACGGCCATCCGGCGCCCCGAGTCGCTTGGCGACCTCGGCGGCGGTGCGGGCGGCGGTGCGCTCGAACACCGGCCGCACCGCCGCCTCGATCTCCTCGACCAGCTTGGCCGGCACCACGTAATCGGTGTCGACCGGCCGCGGGGTCGCACCGGTGGCCGCACCCACCCACCAGCGGGTGCCCTTGCGTGCGGTCGGCCCACGCATCCGCGAGAGCGTCACCCCGAGCATGCGATCCAGGTAGGCGGCCACGGCCAGCCCCATGGCGTGGTCGGTGTCCTCGGCCTGCTGTTCGGCCAGGGCGGCGATCTGGTCACGGATCGGGCCGTGCGGCGGGTCCGGACTGGCCTCCACCACGGTGACCGCCGCGCCGGCTAGCGGCGGCAGCTCATCGCCAGACGCTGGCTCCATCGCGGGAGCCGCCGGCTCGCGGGGGGCCCTGCTTATCCTCCTTGTCGCCCGGCGGTTCCCGTCGCAGCGTCTCGCCCTCGGCGCCGCCACCGGCCTGTCGGCGGCCGGCCGGCAGCAGTCGCAGCGTGGTGGACGCGGCCGCCGGCAACTCCTGCTGCTGATCTCCGCCATCGACGCCCGGCTCGAGCCCGGCGGCCGGGGTTCCGGTGCCGCCCCCGGCGAGTGGGGTGGTGGCCGCCTGGACGGCGAGATCCTCGGCGCCGGCCGCCATCCGGCCGTTGGTGGGCAGCCACAGCACCTGGGTGGCCGGCACCCCGATCGGCTCCCGACCGGTGATCTCGCGGTATTCGTCGGTGCTGATGGCGCCGCGGTCCAGGTCGGCGGCGGCCCGGTCGTCGCGCTCCCGGTCGTGGCGGCCCAGCACCCACACGTCGGAGAGGTCGTGCCGAAGGAACAAATCGTCGTCGTAGCCACCGGTGAGAATGTCGAGCTGGTCGTCGACCATGCCCAACAGCGACTTCATCCGACCTTCCCAGAAGATCGCCCAGTCCGCATCGGTGTTGTCGAAGGTCTGGCCGGCCGAATCGGTGAGGATGCTGCGCGGCACCCCGAAGACCATGGCGATGTCCTCTTTGGTGGCGCTGCTCAGCTCGCCCCACATCATGTCCCGCGGTGAACCGGAGGTGTCGGCGTAGCTGACCGAGTCGGCTTGGATCACCGTGGTGCGCCCGGCCGACTCCGGCCCGCCGGTGAACTGGGACTGGATCAGCTCCAACTGGTCGCGGCTGCTCACCCCCTTGACGGCGAGCAGCCCGCCGGGCCGGCCGTCGTTCTGCACGAAGCGTCGGTTGTAGATGCGGGCGTAGTGGTCCAGGTCGATGGACAGACCGGCGGCCTGCACCGGGCTCATGCCCTCCCACATCACCAGCGGATGCGGCGCCCGGATCCACAGCATGGAATGGGCGATCGGTTTCTTCGGGTTGTAGCGGGGCAGGTAGTCCATGGACTGCACCGCCGAGTTGGGGGTGCGGATCTCGAAGCCGGCGATCGGGTCGGTCTCGCTGGGAACGTGGTTGACCAGGTCCGGATCCACGATCTGGAGCAGCCCCATCCGGCCGCCCCGGGTCAACGTGACCTCGATGTAGACGCCCTTGCTGGACAGCAGGAACTGGGCCATCAACCGATGTCGAAAGATCCTTCCCGTCTCCCATGTGTTGGCCCGCTTGTTCAGGCAGTACAGCAGCCGGGTGGGGTCCTTGCCGACGGCCAGCGGCTCGCCCTTCTTCGGGTCGCCCTTGCGCAGGATCATCGCGCGTTCGACCGCGTTTTCGCAGATGATCTCGATGGCCCGATAGACCAGCGGGTTGCCCTCGTAGGCCTCATCGGTGGCGCGCTTGACGCTCCACACCGAGGAGTAGGGGATGCCCGGCACCAGGTAGGCGCTGGAGCTGGCGCGTACCCGCTCCGCAGCGCCCTTGGTTTCCAGCCCCAGTACGGCCCGCAGGGCCGGTAGCGCCGTACGCACGGCGGGCAGCGCGGATCGAAGCGCGGGCAGAAGCCGACGACGCGCCGCCACCCGGCCACCTCCCTGGTGCGATCACTCTGCTCGGGAGGGTAGCCGGGTGGATCAGGCGGATCGGGTAGCCGCGCCCAGCGCGGGGCGGTTCAGGCCTGCTCGCGCTGGGTGGTGAGCAGGAAGCGGTGCGCGGGGAAGATGTCCACGGCGCACCGGATCGGTTGGTTGTCCACGGTCCAGGACGTGGTGAGCATGGTGATCACCGGCATCGCCGGGTTGATCTCTAAGGCCTGGGCCTCGAACTCGGTGGGCATTCGGGCGCCCACCTCGCTCTTGCTGCGGTGCGGGGGATATCCGTGGCCGGCCAGCCAGGCCACCGGCGTCGGGCCGTGCATGTCCACCGCGTCGCCCTCGCCGGTCACGGCCAGCGGCGAGCCGGCGCACACGGTCAGCGGGAAGAAGCCGTCGCAGAGCATCCACGGCTCGCCGTCGACGAAGCGCAGCCGGCGCCGCATCACGCAGTAGTCCTCAGCGCCCAGTCGGAGCCGGGTGGCGACGTCGCGCGGCGGTAAGGCGTTGCTCACCGCGATGGTGTTGGTGGGGACGCGGTCCAGCGAGCGCACCCAGACGTTCCACACGCTGTCGCGGGTGGCGATCGGGCCCCTGTCGATGCCGTCCAGCGGGAAGTTCAGCCGCCGGTCGGGGCAGACGTACCAGCCGCTGCCCTGCATCGACTCGATCAGACCTTCGCTGGCCAGCAGGGTCAGGGCCTTGCGCAGTGTGGGCCGGCTGACTGTGAACCGGTCGGCCAGGGTGGCCTCGGAGGGCAGCCGATCGCCCGGTTGCCACCGGCCTTCGCCGATCAGTGCGGTCAGGTCCGCCGCGATGTCGCGCCCCCGCGTTGCCACGCTGGACCACCTCCCTCTCTCGTCTTCAGGGTTGCCAAATCTGTAAACACCAATCTAAAGTTGTCATCACAGATCTTAGGGCTGTATACACAAGTTGAGCAAGATGCGAGGGCCCCGGGAGGGCGATCGGATGTCTGAGCGGACTCACGACCGGGTCATGCTGACCGGCGTCGGAGCGTGCGGCCTGGCGGTGGCCGCCTACTCCTCATGGGCGCAGTTCAGCATCGCCACCGCCGCCGGCTACCCGGTCGCACTCGCCTGGGTGGTCCCGGTGGCCACCGACGCCACCGCCGCGCTGGGTACCCGAGCCTGGATGTCGCCGAACTACGGCGACAAGGTGCGCGGCTACGGCCAGCGGCTGGCCTGCATGGCGATCGGACTGTCTGTGCTCACCGCTGCACTGCATTTGGTTGTGCCCACGACCGGCCCCGTTCCTTGGCAACTCCGACTGGCCATCGGCGGCCTGCCGTCGCTGGCCCTGGCCGCCGTGATCCACCTCGGCGCCCTGACAGCGAAGGACAAGCCCCGGGCCAGGCCTTCGGCGAAGAGCAGGGACAAATCTGCGCGCGAGACCGCCTCATCCCAGGCGGTCACCGCCGCTGCCAACGCTCAGACACCAACCGCGCGAACGGTTAGTCAGGTCGCCACCACCGAGCATGGCATGAATTTGTCCACTTTCACCCCGCCGCCCGCGCAGTCGGGGGATGCCGGTAATACCCGCGCTCGAATGATGGCCCACCTGGACCAGCACCCCGCGGCAACCGGCGCAGACCTGGACGCGAAATTCGGCACCACCAGCTACGGCCGCAAGGTGCGCCGGGACTGGGAGAAGAACCGCGGCCTGCACCTGGTCAACCAGGCCAGTGGGGAGTGAGCCCCATGAATCGATGATCGGTCAGTACATCTCCACCGTCCAAGTTGTCCGGCAAACACCACCACAACCGTGCCCGCGGTTGGGAAAGGGACTGAACACCATGGCCTACGTCCAGCGCTTCATCGCCTGGTGCTTTGGCATGATCATCTTGATTGCTGCCATCACTCTCGGCTACTTCATCTTGACCCACCCCGCCAGCACGGCGCACTTCATCACCGTGGTGATTGGTGCGTTGGTGATGGCCGGCACGGGCGCCGCAGCCATCGCAATCGACGTCGCGACCTACATCAGCGGCCTGTTCTCCTGACATAGCAGCAAAGGGGCCAATAATGACGCACTCCACCAGCACGACCAGCGGGACGCCGAACATGGCCAGCCTGCTCGCCCGGGTGCCGGCTGAGTCCGCCCCGGACCCCCAAGCCGATACGAAGGAAACGTCGAAGACGGCAACCGATTCCAGCGGCAATTCCTCGACCGGCTCGACGTCCGCGGAAAGCGTCTCACCTGCGGGCGGCATCACGAAGGGGGTGCCCGCAAAGCGACTGCTGATCTGGGCCGTGCCGCTCGTCCTCCTAGCGGTAGGAGCCGCAATCATGCACCAGTCCCCCGTAGCCGGATCGATCTTCCTACTGCTCGCATTCATCGTGCTGATCGTCGCGTTGATCGCGAAGTGGCTTGGCAAGCGCCGCGCCGCTCGCGCCGCTACCAATCGTGGCCCCGGCGCGAACGGTCCCAGCCGTAGACCGGGCGCCGGCCGAAGCCCTGGTGGTAGCCGTGGGCTTGGCGGCGGTGGCCGGGGCGGCCTGCTCAGCAAGATCAACCCATTCCGCAAGCGCAGCGCCGCTGGCGGCCCCGGTTCCACTGGCAGCGGTCAGCCAGCAGGGGGGAAGCCGCCGGCCAGTGGCCGGGGCGCACCCGGCCGCAAGGGCGGGATGCTCAGCAGGCTGAACCCGCTCGGCAAACGCGGCGCCGCCGCTGCGGGAACACCCGGATCAAAGCCGGGCGCGAAGACCCCGGCGAGCGGAAAACCGTCCGGCCCATCTACCTCACCCGTTGGCGCACCGGCGAGACCGAAGGGGTTACGCGGCAAGCTGCGGAACTTGCTGCCCGGCGGATCACCGGGCGCGCCAGGTGGCGGAAAGTCCCCGGCCGGTGGCCGCGCCCCGTCCGGCGGGAGAACGCTCGGCGCCCCGGGCGATCCCGGCGGGCCGAATGCGGTGGGCGGCGGCACTCCCGGGCTAGGCATCGGCGACCAGCCTGGTCGGTTCCGCGATCGGTTTCGGCTCCGCAGCCGGGCAAAGGCGGCCATCGACAACCCGAACAACTGGCGCAACAGCGGCGCCCGGTGGGAGCAGCGGTTCCAACCGTTTCGCCGCGGTTCGGATGTTCCCCGCAACCTTGCGCCCGGGGACTCGACGCAAACCCCGCCGCGCAACCCTGCCGATTCGACCAGCCACGGCGAGCAGTGGCGCACCAGGGAGGGAAACGAGTATCGAGGCGGCGGTCAGCGCGAGTCGTTCGCCGCCTCGGACAGCGACGGCGGCAGCGATCGCCAGCCATCGCGACCAGTAGTCACGGCTTACGCCGAGCGCATTGACCAGTCCGCCAACAGCAGTCCTACCGGACCCATATCAATCGGCCTGGGGCCAGCAACCAACACCAGTAACACCGATTCACACGGAGGAGACACCATGGCACACACGGACGGCCAAACCGGCGCCCGCTCAGCAACCATCCTCGAGGCGGGTGCCAGCACGGCCCGCGCGGGCGCGGCGCGTAAGGAAAACGTCGCCGCCACGCACCGTCGGCAGGCCGCGGCCGCGTCCGGCATCCCGGAGATGGCGGGCGACGCCGCCGTCCTGCGGGCGCAGGCCGCCCGCGCGTCGGTGGACGCCGGTGCCCGCCGGGGCATCGGCGCCGCGTTCTCGCAGGCCGCCGCGACCCATCGCGGCAACTGATCCAAACGGCGGCCTGCGCAGTCATCCGCGCCTGGGCGGGCCGCCGTCCACCAGTCCACACCGACCGGACCCGAGGGAGGCACTGTGCGCACGCTCCTGTGGAAGACCTACCTCACCGCTGGCGCGGCTGTCACCACCGGCAGCGCCACCGTGCTCGCCGCCACGACCGGCACCCCTGTGGAGCTGGTCGTGGCGGGCGCTGCCGCTGCCTGCGTGGGGTGCGCGAAGCTCGGCCGCGGCGCCCTCAGGCACTCCCCCGCTCTGGACTACCTCGACCTCCGCACGCGCGAGCAGGCTGTGCGGTTGTTCCCGCTCGCCCCGGCCGCGCACGCCGCGTGGGTCGCCGGGGCGATGCTGATCGACGCGCCCGTGCAGTGGGCTGCCGCGCTCGTCGCGCTCGGCGCCGCCGAGTACGGCGTCGCCCGTGGCCTCGAATACAAGGCGAAGATCATCCCTAAGCCCCGCGACGCCGCGGTCCCTACCACTTACCCGCAGGGGCAGCCCACCGCCACCAGCGGCGGCGAGCTGGTGCCCACCGATCCGCAGCAACCGATCATGGTCATGCAAAGAGTACTGAGCCTCGCCGGGCTCGGACATGTCCGCGTCACCGGCTGGGAATGGATCGGCCCGACGGGCGAGATTCTGGGGATCACGTTCTCGGTCAAGCTGCCCCCGAACGCGGGCAAGCGATCCGCGGGCGAGTCCCCGAGGTTGTCCATGCTCAACGCCGAGGCTGTCGCGATCGCATTCGGGGAGATCACTGACACCGAGATCGGCAGCTCGTGGGTGCAGGTCACGAAACTGCCCACAGCCGGCGCGTACACGATCACCGTCACCAGCTCGGACACCATGCAGCGGCTCTACCCCTACCAGATCGACACGCGCCCCGTGTCGATCGAGGACCCCGCGTTGGTGGGGTACGGCATCGACGGCCTGCCCCACTACGAGCGGGTCAACCAACACTGGCTGCATACCGGCGGCACGAGGTTCGGCAAGACCGGCCTGGTGCAGGTGCTGCGCGCACACACCCTGCGCGCCGCCGGTGACGCCGTTCTGTGGGTCGGCGGCACCGAGAAGCTCTACGACTCGGTCGGCCCGTGGATAGACCCGTTCATCGGGACCGGGAGGCGGCCGCCCATCGACTGGGTGGCGAAGGGCCCGCAGGACACCCTGAGCATGATCACCGCCGCGTTCATTCTCGGCCGGTGGCGCCAGTCCGTGCCCCACCACCGGCGCGGCGGGTTCAAGGACGTGGTGGTGGAGATCGACGAAGCGAGCTTCTTCCTGACAATGGAACGCCTTGTGATCGAGCATGAAGGCGAGACCCTGACCCCGTCGCGGATGACCGAGAACATCATCAAAGGCGTCGGCTCGGCAGGTGTGTGGATTCACCTGGTCAGCCAACGCGGCACCAACGACCAGTTCGGCGAGGCCGGCGGCTCCATCACCGCGAACCTGCAAGTGCGAACCGCGTTTCGCACCAGCGACGACGACGAGATCGGCCGCGCGTTCGGCGACTGGAAACTGCCGATGCCCGCGAACAAAGGCGAGTACTACATCCAGGGCGCCGACGGCGACGTCCGCCGGCTGCGCGCCCCTTACATCCAAGAGACCGACCCAAAGAGGCCGCGCCTGCACGACGGCGCGAACCTCAACGACGTGGCGGTGTCCCTGGCCGACTTGTGGCAGGGCCTGGACCGCGAGTCGGCGTGGGCACTCGGCGAGGTGTATGCCAACCGACCGCAGACCGCCGAAGACCTGTTCCGCTACCTCACCGGGATGGACCCGGACCTGGAGTTCGGGCCATCGGTGACGGGCTCGGCGGTGCGCGGCGACAGCATCGAGACGCCCTACCGCCCGGCCCCCGTCGACAACACCGGACCTGACTCCGCTCCGGCGGCCAGTCCAATTCCCGAGCCACGCCCCACGCTGGTTCCCAGGCCTCTGGATGGTGCTTCGGCCGGGCCGGTTCCCAGCGCTGAGTTGCCACGCTCTTCCGAACAGGTTGCCCACGAGCGCGCCGCGGCACTGATCGATCGGCTGCTCGACTCCGGTGACACCGACACGCTGACCCGGCTCGCCGCATGCGAATCGCTGGATGATCTCGACCGGCTCGAGGTCGAGCTGGCCGGCGTGACCGCCCCGCCGCCTTTGGCTGCACCTGTCGCGCAGGTGGGCATGCTGGCCGCCGAGCCGGCCCTGTCCGCGAACTCGGCCGCGGCGAGTATGGCCAGCCGGGTGGCGCCGGTGATGCCGACAGTGACCCTGGTGGAGGACCGCCCATCCCGAACCGACCGGATCGCGCAGATCGTCGATGACGCGGGCCCGGCGGGGCTAGTACGGGCCGAAATCATCGCCGCCTTGATCGATGATGGCGACGAGGCGACCGCGCCGTCGTTTGAGCAGCAGGTCACGAACGCGTTGCGACAGCTCGTGCAACGGCAAGCCGTCGCCCGGGCGGGCCGCGGCTACGTGTCGGCGCACCACCACCAGGCCGATCAGGGCGTTCCAGAGAGGAACCACCAGTGACCAACCCCGCGCACGGCGACCCGTTCGGCCTCGGCGACGAGTACGTCTACAGCCAGCAACCTGATCCCAGCGGCGACAGGTGGCAGCAGTTGCACGCCGAGCTGCGCCGAGACATCGCCTTCCGTAGGCACATGCGCGACGCCCAGGTCGAGGGCGACGATCTGCACGCCGAGTACCAGGGCGAGATCACCTTCATGACCCGGCAGTTGCTCGCCGTTGAGGCGAACTTCGACCGGCTTCGAGCTGCCGAGGTCGCGGTCTCCCGCGCGCGGAGCTACCACAACGCCTGCCGCGCCAATGAGCAAACGTTCGACCAGCGGTGCGGCGCGTGGCGCAACATCTTCGGCGGTGTCGGTGCGGTCGCGCTGATCCTGTGGATCACGCTCGACGACGCGCCGGGGTTCCTTATCGTGGCGGCCGTGCTCGGTCCACTCGCGGCCGCTGGACTGCATGCGCTCAGCGTCTTGGGCGGTGGTGGCGGAACCGCGAAAACTGATCAAGCCGATGGCGAGCGGCAGGCTCGGCTGGCCGAGCTGAAGCATCTCGAAGAGCAGGTTCTCCAGGGGGTGCGAAACCCGCAGCCGCTCGGCTCTGCACCGAAGACAGCGGAGCAATCATCCGCGGTCGCGCTGTTCCCTCCGCAGTACTCCGACTCCCGGTCGGCCGGTCCCGATCACGATCAATCGACGGCGACGCAGTGACGGTGTCTCGGTGTCTCGGTCTCGTCGCGAGCGTCTCGGTCCCGCCGAGAGCGTCTCGGCCGCCTCACGGCTGGTGTCTCGCAACTGATCCCCGGCGGCGACCGGCATCTCAGCCGTCTCGCTACCGACGTCTCGGCCGCCTCGCAAGCTGACCCGCGGCGGCTCGACGACGCGCCGGGCCGAGTTGCTTCTCCCGGGTCCGGCATCGCCACCGACCATGGTGTCACCGCCGCGCCCGTGTCCCAGAGCGCGCCCCGCGGCTGACGAGGTGATCGCAGACTCTTGTCACTGACAGTGAGCTAACAAACAAACAAACAAACCCAGAGGTGGGAAGGGTCGCCTGTGACGTCGGGCCAGGTTCTCGACGTGGTGGCAGGCGGAAGGCCAGGGTGTTTGTTTGTTTGTTTGTTGACGAAGAGTAACGACCGCGACTGCTCGGCATGCTGATGAGCGGTGCGCGCAAACGCCCCGCGCGCGGTACGTCGCATGCGGGGCGTTTGCGCAGGTAGGTTAGCCGCGCATGGCGTAGGTCATCGCCGCCGGGTTGATCTCGATGCCGGTGCCGTCCATGGCCACCGGGTGCACACCGCGCCCGGCGAGCAGGCCGGCCTCATCCGGGTCGGCGGCGTAGTCCCAGCCTTCGGCGGCCCGCACCTCGCAGTAGATGTGGTCGTGACCGTTTTCACACTCGTAGCCGCGGCCGTTCGGCAGGTTCCAGGACAGGCCACCGCACTCGCGGGTACCGGTCTCGCCGTCTTCCTCGAAGTAGACCGGGACGAGCCACGAGCAGGCCCAGGTCTCGATGGTCGAGAAGCAGACGCGCACCGTCGCGGTGTCTCGGTGGTAGGTGATGTTCTCGTGGTCGCGGTTGCCGCAGCGGATGTCAGCCATGGGGTGTCTCGCTGTCTCGTCTCGCGAGACTCTCGGTGTCTCGTCTCGCTGTCTCGTTCACCATAGCCGAGTTAACTCGGTTCGTCAACCTGATCCGGGTCGGGCCGGATGATCCCCTCGACGCTGGCCCGCGCGAGGAACACGCCGAGCACCGCGAGCAGCGGCCACGGCCAGCCGATGACGATCACCCAAACCACCGCGCCCGCTGATACCACGAAGAGCAGCAGACAGAGCGCCTCGGTCACGATCGCCAGTCGGCGGCGGCGCGCTTGCGGATCATCGGAGATGACCATGTCGGGCCCTTTCATCCAAGGCGGCCCGCTCCCCGGGAGGGGCGGGCCGCCCTTACGCTTTAGCTGTAGGCCAGCTCCATCATCAGGTCTACGGCGTCCTCGGCCTGGGTGAACCTACCGGCGGCCTCGGCGGTACGGCCATTCGATGAGGTTCATCCTCACCACTGCCCAAAGGTGCAGACGCCGCATCCGCCGCTGCGGTGCTTCTCGCTGGCGAAGTGCTTCGTCAGCTCGGCGAGCTGGCGCGCCTCGTTGGCGCGCCGATCGATGCCGGCCTGGATCGCGGGGTGCGCCGCACGCGGGGCGGCACCGGCGCGCAGTTCGTCGCAGCGCGGGCATTCGCCCTCCGGGGCCTTGCGGCCGAACGGCAGGGCCTTGCCGTCGGAGGTGCAGGTGTGGCGAACGAAGTTCTCGGTTTCCATGATCAGTGCCCCTCGCAGCTCAGGTACTCGGCGTCAGCCTCGGCGTCGATCGCCGCTATCTCAGCCTCGGTCAACCCTCGGCCGGTCCAGCCCGGAACCAGGCGGTCTGCCGCGTTTTCGGAGTGTGACGAGTAACCGTCGCACTTGGCGTTGATGGGGAGTCCGCAGTACTTGCGGTGCGCGGCGTCGGAGTTCTCAGTCATGTTACGAGTCTAGCCGAGCTAGTCCGGTGCGTCAAGTCCCGATTCGGGGCCAGCCCCGCCAGCCCGATCCAGGTTGCTCAGCAACTCCGCCCGAAACTCCGCGCTGAGGCCATCGCAGCGCGTCAAGCAGGTGCGACAGAACACATTGCCGAAGCGCACCGCGCCGCACTCGGGGCACACGTCGTGGCCGTGCACCCCGGTCTCCAGGCACGTGAGGAACAGGCAGGGACCGTCCAGGAAGACCGCGCTGACGCCGTGAATGGTCACGGGAGCCTGCTCATGATCAGGTCGTCCGCCCAGGACGGCGTGCGGTGATCGTCCGCCAGCCACAGTTCGATCACCGTGTCCCCGACCGGCGAGGTCCACTCGAACCACGCGGTGACCCGCAGCCAATCGCCGTCCTCAGTACGAATCTCCCAGTCGGGTTCGATCTCCCAGGCCGGCCGGTACTCCTCCAGCAGGGTGGTCATGATGCGCTCCGCCATCCCCGCTCGCGAACGATGACCCCCAGCTCGTCGATCAACCGCAGGACGTCGTCCGGCGCGAGCCGGGTGGCCACCTCGACCCTGACACCCTCCGCCGACAGGGTGTTGATCAGGCTGATGCTGTCGGCGTTGTCGATCATCACGGTGTGCCGGGCCACCCCATTGGTGTTCCCCCAGCAGTCGAAGGTGCGCAGCAGGCGGTCCACCTCGCTGCGGGTCCTGCCAGAGCCGCGGCAGACGTCAGGGCCGCGACCGGGGTGCCGAGCAAAGGTGGACCGCGTGGCGTGGATCTTCTGGGGGGTGCCGCACATGCGGCAGATGGGCAGCGTGGTGGTTGTCATGACGGTCTCCTCGGTCGGTCGTGGTGTCACAGGTCGCCGGGCACCGTGCCGGCCAGGAGCACGCCGGTGCGGTGCGTCTCGAGGCGCTCAGCGGAACTGGGCACTCGCGGCGCCCGCACGACGGAGCGCAGGTTGGCGCCAACCTTGGCGGCGTGGTCGCACTTCATGCGCACCATCGGGTCGCCCTGCCGGTAGGTGCGGCTGGTGGTGACGCCGGACATCGGCTCGAACGGCGCGGTCGGGCCGGCGACCCGCAGCACGATGTAAGGCAGCACTTCGCCGCCGGGGTGCTCGAGCGTCTCGGTGACGGTGACTCGCATATCGAGATCGGCGTTCCAGGCCACGATGTCGCCCTTCTCGATCTTGTTGGCGGCGACGAGTTCCCAGATCCTGCTGGCCACGGTGATCAGTCCTCTCGCTCAGCGGCGTAGCCGCGCTGGATCGCCTCGGTGGACCGGCGCCGACCGCCGAAGGCGTTCGAGTTGTAGCCGTCGCCGAGCTGGCTGTAGGCGTTGGAGATCAGGACCGCGAGGTTCTTGGTCTCGTGTGACCCCAGGTAGAGGTTGGGCTGGCCGATCGAGTGCCGAACACCGGAGGTCTCCACGGTCGCGCGGATGCGCAGCATCCAGACCGTGCCGTCGCGGTAGATCGCGTATTCGCGGGTGGCATCCTGCGCGAAGTAACTGCCGGCGAACTGGCGGCGGAACCGGAGCGTCTGCGTGAGGACCATACAGCGAGCTTAGCCGAGTCAATCCGGCGCGTCAAGTCTCCCCGCGTGGCTCCCACGCCAGGCCCGGTCCAGGCCCGATACTGGCCGCGCCATGGCACGGCGAAAGGGAACCCATGACCTTCTACAACGCGGCGGGCACTCGGCTCACCGAAACGACACTCAACGCCCTGACGGACACCGTCGGCGCGCTGGAAGTCGTCGAGTTCACCGCGAACGTCTATCAGTCCTTCACCCAGGACGGCGGCGGTTTCGAGAAGGCCAGCCGGCTGGTGTTCGTCGCCGGCCAGCGCGTTCCCCAATCAATGATCGACGGCCTGTTCGAGACGGCCACGATCGAATCGATCACCCCGGCGACCGGGCCGGAAACCGGCGGCACGCCGATCGTGATCACGGGAACGGACTTCTCCGGGGCGGCCGGTGTGACGGTGGGCGGCGTGGCCGCGACCAGTTTCGTGGTGGTCGACAACGAGACGATCACCGCCACCACGCCGGCCGGCACCGTGGGGGATCAGGACGTGGTGGTGGCGGACGACGCCGGCAACGTCACCGAGGTCGACGGATTCGGCTACACCGAGGTGGCCGCCACGGTCACCCTGATCGCCCCGGCCACCGGCGACGCGGCCGGTGGCACCGCGGTCACCATCACCGGCACCAACCTCACCCACGCCACCGGAGTGACCTTCGGCGGCGTCGCCGCCTCTTCGTTCGTCGTCGTCAACGCCACCACCATCACCTGTGTCACTCCCGCTCACGCGGCCGGCGCGGTGAACGTGGTGGTGCTCGACAGCGGCGGCAATGTCACCTCCGTCGGCGGTTTCACCTACACATGACCGGCGCACCACCATCCCCCGAGAGGACATCATGACCTTCTACAACGCGGCCGGTACCCGGCTCACCGAAACCACGATCAACGCCCTCGCCGACACCGTCACCGCCGAAGAGGTGGTCGAGTTCACCGCGGACGTCTACCAGTCCTTCACCGCCGACGGCGGCGGTTTCGAGAAGGCCAGCCGGCTGGTGTTCGTCGATGGCCAGCGCGTCAAGCAGACCATGATCGACGGCCTGTTCATCACCGCGACGATCACCAGCGTGCTGCCGGCCAGTGGCGCGGCGGCCGGCGGCACCCCGATCGTGATTCGGGGAACGAACTTCTCCGGGGCGGCCGGTGTCACCGTGGGCGGGGTTGCCGCCACCTCGTTCGTGGTGGTCAACAACACCACGATCACCTGTACTACCGGCGCGCACGCAGGCGGCGCGGTTAACGTGGTCGTGCAGGACGACGCCGGTGACGTCACCGCGGTGGGCGCCTTCACCTACGTCTAGGACGTCCACCGGTTGCATTGCCCATCCCAGTGCGGCCGGCGCGACAGGCGAGAGGCCCCGACAGCGCCGTCGGGGCCTCTTCTGCGTTTCGTCCTAGCCGGCCATCTCCCACCGGCGCGGAAAGTACACCCGCTCCTGGGTGTCCACCGAGCCCCAGTAGTGGCGATCGAAGTAGTCGGTCTGGGCGTCGGAGTTGTCGTAGTTGTAGGCGTTGTAGATCTCTTCGATGGCGGCCTTGTAGGCGGCGAACGCCGGGGTGGCGATCTTGCGAACGCGGCCGTCGTTGTAGCCGTCGTCGATCTCACCCTCGGTCCAGCCCCAGGCGGCCGGCACGTTGAGGATCACCACGTCGATGGCGCCGCCACCGGAGAAGTAGCGGGACCGGATGCTGACCTTGATCTCGGCGGGCGCGTCGGCGATCGGGTCCAGCACGGCGAGGTCGGTGGCGCCGGGGGTGGCCTTGCCGACCTTGCGGGCGATCTTGATGTCTTCCCGCATGAGCTTCGCGATAGCGGCCAGGTCCAGCCGCCGGGCCTGCTCGTACTTGCTGCCCTTCCAGTGGCCGGCGTTGTGGAATCGCAGATACTCAGGGTCAACAACATCTTTCGTAGCCTCGGCCTGCGCGGCGTGGATGCGCAGCAGCGCCCGCTTGGCGGCGTCGCGCTCATCCTCGCTGGTCTTCGCGTGGTTGATCAGGTTGGTCAGCGCCTGGATCTTCAGACCGGTCCGCTTGTTCATCTCGCCTCTTTCGGGAAGGGGCCCCGCCTGTCTGGCCCGACAACGCTTACTCTAACCGAGTCAACTCGGTTCGTCAAGTAGGCCGCGCCCCGGCAGGTCTGGGGCGCGGCCTGATGATCAGTCCAGGTAGCTGGCCTTCGTCGGGCGGCTGATGTAGCCGAACAGCGGGTCGTTGTCGCTGGCCTTGATGGCGGCGGTGAAGGTGGCCCGCCTGCCGCGCAGGTTGTCCAGCGAGCCGTGGCCGGGGTCCAGCGAGCTGGGCAGGGTGCCCCACACCAGGAAGCCCCGGTCGTCGCGGACGGTCATCACGATGCGCACGCCGCCGGTGAAGTCGTTGTCGCGCACCTCGACCTTGATGATCTCGCCGGTGACGACCTGGCGGCCCTCGGTCGGCAGAGTGACGCCGGTGGCCAGGGTGGCGGTGCGCTGCGCCTCGCGGGCGGCCCGACGCTGCTCGGCCTCATCCAGCCAGCCCATGATCCGCTCGAGGTAGGCGATCTGCTTGACACTGGTCTCGCCGTACTGCCGCGCCCGGTCGGCGATGTCCTCCATGGTGGCGAGCTTGTCGCCGGTGCGGGTGACCCACAGGAACGAGCCGGCGCCGTCCACGCCGTCGGTGGCGCCGGCATCGCCGATGTTCTGCGCGTAGCTGGCGTAGGCCAGCACCGGGTACTCGTCGCACAGTGCGGTGAACCGCTCGCGCAAGTTGCGGCGCTCGGTGTTGAGCTTGGCGGTGGCGCGCAGCCGGGCGAACTCGTCTTTGGTGAGCGAGTCGAACCGGTTGTCGAGGCAGGTTTCGCCGACGTACATCAGGGTGCCGCTCGGGGTGTGCAGCATCAACGCGGCGTAGCGCAGGTAGGCACCGCAGTGGCTGCACTGGTGGCTGCCGTGCGGGGCCCCAGCGAAGCTGTGACCCTGGGCGCGCAGCGCGGTGACGACCTGGTGGCGGTAGTGGTGGTCGCCCTCTTCGGGGTGCAGGTCGAAGACGCCCTCGCACTGGTAGTCCGCGGGGTCGAACTCGGGGGCGGAGGGGCGGTGGATGTCGGTGCGGCGAGTCGCGGCGCTCATGGGGTTCTCCTTGTTTTGGCTGCACCCGTAGCTTAGCCGAGTTAACTCGGTTCGTCAAATTACTCCGACGCTTCCTCCCGGTCACGCTCCATCCACAGCGCCTCGGCCGCCGTCGGGATCGCGCTGTGGGCGTAGAGCCGACCAGCTCGGCCCGGTCGAATCGCGACTCGGCGCCGACATACCGGACAGACCCCGGTGCGACCCCGGCTCATGCCGCCCTGACTGCCGCCGACCGAGGCCGACGTGCCGAGGCATTTGTTTTTCATCGCCACCCGCGGAACCTCCTAGTTCAGGCTGGCCACGTCGTCGAGAGTGGTCAGGTCGTTGATCTCCATGGAGACGACCAGGGGCCGAACGACCTCGATGGGGGTACCCCGCTCGCCCATCCACCGGGTCTCATACGTCCGCTCGATCACCGTGCGGTGGCCGACGATCTTGAACAGTTCGACCCGGGTGTTGTTGAAGTAGTACCGATTCTCTCGGGCGTAGCCGAATGCCCCGTCGGGGGTGTCGAAGTCAGCCCACAGTCGGCCACGGTGGCTGATCGCATTGGCGATCAACACGCGGTAGGTCTGGGTCTGATCGGTGATGCTGACGGCGCCGGTGGTGGTCGGCGCGGTGACTGCGGTGGACTTCGTCTCGGTCATGGCTTCAATCTAGCCGAGTCAACCCGGTGCGTCAAGTAACATCGCTGGCGCGACGCAATACCCGCTGGAGATCGGCCAAAAACTCTTTCCCGTTGAGGGTCACCACGTCGGCGGCAACCCCATCGCCCCGCGTCCTCACACCCATCGCATAGAGGCGATCCCGTACGGCGGGCCCACTGATGCCCAGCCTGTCAGCCACCCTGTTGGTGTTTTGATGCAAGAGGTAAAGCTCCAGCGTCTCCAGCTTCTCCGCCGCAGTCAGCTTCTGACGCGGATTCAATACACCGCCCTTGCCACGCGTGTGGCGGCTTTTGTTACTCATTCCGATCGCCCTTGTCTCGCATCCTGATCTCCGCCACCACGTACCGAGTCGACTCACCGCGAGCCACCTGCGCGGTGTAGCTGTCCGGCCGATGCCGCACCACCCGCGCCGCCACGTGCAGGCCGAGAGCGACCGTCACCATCCGCCCGTCACCGCGGCGGGCAACCTCGACCTCGTCACCCTCCGGAACGGCGTGGTCCGGGCCAACCACCGCCCAGCCGTCCCCCCATCGGCAAAACTGCGGATCCTCGCCGCGTGTCCAGATGCCCCGCGGAATCGGCGGCAACGGATCGGCCATCGAACCTCACCCCTTGGCCAGCCAGCGGAACACTCCGGAATAGGTGACGATGACGGCGCCCAGTCCGGCGACCAACAACGCTTCTCCGACGGAAACGATGAGCAGACCCACGGTGCCGGAACCGTTCCACCAGAAGATCACCAGCGCGGTCAGCGGGGCGACGGTGAACAGCAACAGGTCGGCCACCATCTGGCAGATCTTGCGCAGCAACCGGCGAGTGTTCGTGCGGTAGGCATGCTCCCAGCCGAACACCGCTTCGCCTGTCACAGCCCCGAGTCGAACAGCCAGCTCATCGCGCACATAGCAGCCGATATGGGTGACCTTGATGTCGTTGGCCACCCGCGTCCAGCCCAACGCCACCACGGCCGGCGGCAGCAGGAGCAGCAGCCGCGCATCGGCGCCGACCCGCAGACCTACCAAGCCCATGGCCGCGAGTACGGCGTAGACCAGGTTGTCGCGAGTGCCGATTCGGGCCGCCTGCTCCCGCTTCAGCGACTCGTATTCGGTGACCAGCAACGTGGCGGGCGTGATGTCCTCGCTCATCGTGACTACCCCCGTCCGCACGCTTTGTTGTTGGCCCGGTCGATCGCTCGACGCAGTTTGCCGACCTGGGCCGCCGTGAGCCCGTCGCGGCCGTCGAGCGCACGCAGCACGCCGCACATGGCCGCCAGCGCCGCCTCGGCGACCCCCCAGGCGTAGGTGGCGCGCTGGCCGGCCTCGGCAATGCCGCGATCCCGGTCGACCATGAGCGCGCCGTTGCTGGACTCCAGCCGGCCGATTCGGCCGTCTCGCTCGGTGGCGTGCTGCTGCTGCTGACCGAGGGCACGCGCCGCGCCGCTGAGCGCGTCACGGATCCGGTTCAATTCCAGCACGGGAAGGCGGGTCTCGGTGAACGCCAAGACTGGCGCCCTGTGGTCGAATGCCGGGTCGACTCCGGTCTGCTCCTGGCAGGCCTTGCGCAACTCGTCGCTGAGCTTCTCCAGCTCCGCGATCTGATCTTTGATCATGGTGACCCCTCCTCATTCACGTACGGGCGGAGAAACTCCGCGGTCGCCGAATGACGCCGCCGCTCCTCTTCGTTCAGCTCCTCCGACTCACGGGCGATGGCACCTAAAGCCGGGTAGAGGTCGGGAAAGTCGCGGGCCACCTGAAGCGTGGCCAGCCAGATCGCGGAGTCCGTTGACAGCCACGCATGCGACCCGTACCGGTTGCCGGCCACGAAACCGGCCACCGCCGCCTCGCGGGCAATCTGGGCAGCGCGCTCATCGATCACGGTGACTCCGTGGAGGCTTCCTCGTTTCGACCCTGGGCCAACACGCCGCGCCGGTGCGCCTGAAACCAGGCGATCACCAGGTCGAGGTGCAGTTCGGTGTCGCGCGAGTAGGGCGCGTCGATCCAGGTCTCGCCGACCCGATCGGCTCGGCCGTCTTCGTCGCGGTACTGCAACCACAGAAACCAGCGCTGCTCAGCTTCCGGCAGGTGCGGGTTGTGCTCAAGCCCAGTGCCGACGTAGTAGCCGCCCTGCTCATCGAAAGTCCATCCGATGTAGACAGACGTGTCGTCATTGTGGGTCTTGATCCACGCGGCGTCGCCGAGTTGGGCGATGCGTTCGCGCAGACCGGCCAGGAACGCGGCGTCGAGCGACTCACTGATCTCACGGTTGCGGTTGCTCGAGGTGCCGCCGGGCGGGGCCCAATCGGGCTGATCGATGGCGCGGATGCCGGTGCGCATGGGGAACTCCTCAAATTGGGGCAGCTTGGAGCAATCTTGGAGGTGGCGCGTAGAGCGTGAACCTAGAAGACCCAGGTCTCAAAGGTGCTGACCAACGTAGTCTCGATGCCGCACGTGCCACAGCCAGCGGCGCCGCCCACGATGAAACCGTGCGCCGGCCAGAAGCTGACGCAGTCGCAACCCAGCCGCACCATGCTGACCGGCTTGCCGGGGGCGCTGATGACGCCGTCGATGGTGATGGTGGGGGCGGTGGCCTCGGTCATCGGGTCCTCCTCGGTCGTTCGGTATGCGCTCAGCTTAACCGAGTCAACTCGGTGCGTCAACCCTCCAATCGCAACGCACCCTTGCCGCCCATTCGGGGCGTTCCGATGTCGGCGCTGCGCCCGGCGGCATCGCCTCGGCGATAGGCCGCCACGTTGTAACTGCGCCCCTTGTCCGCGATGACCTCAGGGAACAGCTCGGCGTATCGCCGCTCCACCAGCGCGGCCCGACCGGCCAACACCAGCGCCGTTCCGTTGCCGGTACCGACATGCTCGGTGTCGTAATCCTGGGCGGCCCGCTGCTCGGCCTCGAGTAGCCGCTGGTAAACCCGCTGGGTGAAGCCGGCGAAGAATCCAGCGCGCCGAGCCCGGGTATTCGCAGCGTCGTAGCCGCCGACCTCCCGGTGCATGCCACGCTCGGCTTGCAGCAGCAGCGAGGTGTAGAGCATGTTGACCCGCTCCCGGTCCGACGCCGCGCCCACCACCGACACCCTGGTTCTCCTGCGACCACTGCTGTAGCTCATCGTCTTGCACCCCAACGCCTTGGCGACCAGGTGCAGCAGCGAGGCCTTCTCGTAGCTGTAGGGATCCGTCATCTTGATCACGGTCTCATCGATGGTGTTGTCGATCTCGCCGGTCGCCGCCAACATCGTGCGCACGATGCCGTACTCGGCCATGAGCCTGGCGGCCATGGTCATCGCGGAATCGCGCTCCGGTTCCGGCGTCCTCTCGTGTTCGGCGCGCTCGAGCAGGGCGCGGACGCGGCGTAGAACGCTCTCACTGGGTTCGGTCATCGGGGAGATCTCCTCAAGCCCTGTTGGTCAGCCTAGCCATGTCCCGACTTTAGCCGAGTCAACTCGGTGCGTCAACTGCGAGCCTCCGCGAGGAAGCAGCGCCCCGATAATGGCCTTGGCCAACGGCGGCGGAACCGCGTCACCGATCTGCTGCTGCTGTGCAATCCGTCCACCGAACCACGGGTAGTCAAAACGAAAACCCTGAAGTTGAGCGGCTTCGGCAATCGTGAGGTTGCGAGTCGACCTGTCCGGCCACTCCCAACGATTACGGCAGCATTTCCCCGTCATCGTAAACGCAGCTCCGGACATAACCCTGCGGCCACGATTCCGAGCATTTCCGCTGGTGCCGTAGTTGGACACCAATACCGCGCCGTCCCAGCCCAGAACTTCGGCCATCGACCGCCGCGACTCGACGATCGGCAACGCGAAGAGGGATCGGCTTGCCATCAGAATCTGGCGACGACGAGTCGAGGCCACGCCGTAATCACAGGCATTCATCACGCCTGACCACGCGTGATACCCGGCTCGTCGCAAGACGTCGGCGTCGGCAGCGAATCGAGCGGCAACCTCGCGACCGGGGGTGCATTCCCAGGCAGTCCATTCCGGACGCAATCCCAGTACCCACCTCAACGGCTCGTGGAGTAGTTGACCGGATGCGCCGGCATATCCCCGCCGCGACCCGGCGATGGACCAATCCGGACATGGCGGAGATGCGATCACGCCGCTGACCCGACCGACGAACGGGGCCAGTGGGTACCGGGTCACATCAACACAAATGCGCTGATGTCCAGCGGCCACCGCGGTGCGGCAGGCGTTCGGGTCGCTGTCCAGGCCGATCAGTCCACCCGAATAGCCAGCCACTCGGGCCCCCTCGTCCCAGCCGCCCGGGCCCGCGCAAAGATCGACCACGAGATCTGATGTCATTCCCCGCCCTTTCGTTGAAAATCTGAGTGTATCCGAGTCAATCCGGCTCGAGAAGCTATTGACGCGCCGAGTTGACTCGGCTACGGTCAAGGGGCACCGATCGCCTCACTTCCCCTCGGAGGCCCCACAATGACCCTCAGTCAGCTCACCGCGATCAGCATCGCCACCCTGCCCGTCGGTAGCCGTTTCGGCGACCAGGGCGCCCTGGTCGAGCGCACCGCCGTGGGCGACTGGCGTTTCCGCAGCGGCGACCACGATGTGGCGCTGCGCCGTGGAAACCGGACCTGGCTGATCGAGGACCACGACGTTCCGGTCGGCACCACGTCGCACCTGTTCGACGCGGTCAACCTGGCCTTCGGCGTTCTGTAAACCCGCGAGCCTCGCCACCCTCGACTGCACTACCTGGCCGGCCGGGGGTGGCGATTCCATTTGACGAACCGAGTTGACTCGGCTAGATTGAGCGTTGACCGAGGAGGCCACCGTGGCGAACCCGCCGAAGATCACCTGCGCGCAGAACCCCGACGCGTCGGTGCACGTGCTCAACGACGCCGACGGGCTGTGCCTGCTGTCGGTGAACAACGACACCGACCAGCGGGTATCCGTCACCCTGCGCGGCGCCGAGCTGGACCAGCTCGAGGACACCATCGCCGAGATCCGCGCCCGCCGGGGGTGGGTGCGGTGAACGACTTCATCCAAAAGGGCGCCCAAGTTCTGCTTTACAGGTTCGAAATCCACAGCCAAAACCCCTACCCGCAGGTAGTCACGGTGACCAAGGTCTTCACGAAGACGTTCGAGGTCGATCGACTGCCCAGCATCAAGTTTCATATTCGGAGCCTCACATCTGTGGGTTGGGGCAGCTACGCGGTAACCGCCGTTGACTCAGATAAGGCAGGCGAACTGTGGGAGCTTCACCGCCGGGAATCGGCGAAGAGCGCCGCGATGACAGCCGTTGATCACTGGAACACCGGGCATCGCCACGGTGACCTCGCCGCGTTGGATGAGGCGATCACAAC